GTCGACACCCGTGGCCTTGGGGATCCGCACGCCCTCGATGAACACCACCAGACCGAGCGTGGTGCACGTCGTCAGGTTGATGGTCGCCTGCCCGGCGGCAAGGGCCGTCACCGGCTCCTCCACCGCATCCACGATGATCGTGGACGACCCGGGCGAGCGCCAGTCGGCGTCGCCGCTGACATTGGACAGCTTCGTCCAGACCTGCCCCGTGGTGCCGCCAGGCGCCAGGGTCGACCGGGTCACGTTCGTCAGCACCCACGACTGCGTGGCGATCGTCACCGAGGGGTCGACCACCAGCGTGATCACCGCGGTGTTCGACATGACGATCTCGACGCGCAGGATCACGTCCGTGCTGGCTCCGTCGCTGGGGACCGACTTGTACGTCGCCGGGAAATTGCCCACCACGAACAACTGCCCGGCATCATCGAAGATGCCGAACTCGCGGATTGTCCAGCCGCCGGCATCGAACGGGATCACGGCCTCCACGAAGATCCGCCCAGGCAGCGCCGGGTCAGTGACGATCCGGTTGACCGTGCCGCGCCAGACCTCGTGCACCAGTCCGGTTTGCGTCGGGGCCGGCGTCGTTGACGAGCCGCCACCATCGCCGACAGCCAACTGCGTCAGGTTGATCGGCACGCCCGACGATAGCGCTGCCGTGATGCGCGACAGCCCGTAATTCGTGTGGATGGTCTGGAATGTGGGCATTTTGCTATCGTGCGGTCACGATGTCAGGGAACCAGAATGAAATTGCCGACGAGGCGCAACCCAGTCATGGTGCAGGCCCGAGAGACAGAATCGGTGCCGCCGCCTGTGACATCGATGAACCCCAAGCAGCGCGTCGTCGGATCGGTGGGGATGTCCGGGACCACATCGAACGCGGCCGGGTCGGTCAGCGTCACCAGCGTGGTGCCATTGCGCTTCACCGTGATGATGCCGGCGCCGGAATACTCGATGCGGATGGTCTGAGCGCCCGCCAGCGATGCGTCGGTGACTGTCGTGCTGGTGTTCGGCGTGTTGATGGTCAACTGGTTGAAGGCCGGGAAGAAGCTGACCTCCACGTAGCCATTCGCGCCCGTCGTCGTCGGCATGGACGCAATACTGATCGCGCCGCAGTACGGATTGGTCGACGTGATGTCGACATCCATGGAGAGGCTTGACGGGAAAGCATAGTTCCCGTCCGCGATCAGGCTGTACGTGCTCGACTGGATTGCGCCGGCAGCACTGTAGGCCACGGTCGAGCCGCCGCCAGCGATCGATGCCGATCCCGCCGCGCTCGCCGTGAATGTGGTGCCAGAAACGCTGGATGTCGGCGCCGAGAACGACGGCGCCGTGATGAACAGCGCAGGCGTCACCGGCGCCTGGTACATGCCGGAATACGTCTGCGAGCCATCCAGCGCCCAGGTCGCCGTCAGGCTGGGCCCGCTGGGGCCGTAGAACAGGTTGTACCCGCTCCAGCTCAGCGACACCTCGTGCCCCACGCGCAGGTAGGCGCCCATGTAGGGCGCCAGCGTGGTGGTGCGGATGTAGCGCAGCTTGCGCAGGTGCGTCCCCGCATCGCGCATGGCCTCGATGATCGACAGCGTGTTGCTGTTGATCTGGACTTGGTCAAGCGGCGAGTCGACGCCGACTTCCACGTCAGCATCGAACAGGCCATAGCTGCCCACGCCGCCGCCAGACACCGTGATCGTCGCGTAGTCGGTGACCTTCGCAGAGATGCCGGTGGTCGCCAGGCGGATCGCCTCAGCGATGGCCACGCCGTTGCCGCGCGCCGAGGTGATTTCAGCCACCATGCGGGCCGCATACGGGGCGTCGGCCTCGCCGTTGCGGCGCGGTATGCCGTAATACCCGCCGTGCTCATCCACCCACGTGTCGCTCGCCGTGGTGGCGGCGATCTGCAGCAGCGCCTCGCCGATCGCCGCCCGCGAAGAAGTCAGTTCGGTGGCCTGCCCGGTCATGTACGACCACAGTACCGAGCGGAACGCGGTCAGGTGGTCACCGTTGCTCTGCGCCTGATCGCCTGTGGCATCGATGAGCGCCAGGGCGGACAGCCCCAACAGTTCGCCGGTATCCACGAATGGCACCGTGTATCCGGGCTGCGCCGCCAGGAACACCGACAGCGTGCCCACCGTGAACCCGGCCAGGTCGACACGCAAAGCCGCGCCGGTGCCACCCGTCACAGTGGTGGTCAGCACGCCGTCCGCCACCGTCCACGACATCGCCGAGCCGTCATACCGCAGGCGCAGCGCAAGCGCGGCGTCAGGGCCCTTGTCGAACACCCGGTTCAGGTAGCCCAGCAGCTTTTCAACGAGTTTCATGCTGCGGTCAGTGTGATGGTGCCGGGGATGGCTTTGGCGTTGTCGGCCACCGTGACGTCGGCCGATGGTGCCGACATCGAGAGGTTGAAGGCGCCGTCGATGTCGCGCCGCACGATGGCGACCAGTTCGCTCACGCGCACGTCCTCGCCAACGCCCAGGCCCTGGAGGTAGGCCTTCACGGCGCTATCCGCCGCCGCTAGGACATCGGACGAGGTGAAGCCGGGAGCGATGGTCACAGTCGCCGTGACGTTGATGGGTTGGTCGCTGGCCGCCGCCACGATGCATTGCACGCCGGCAGCCTTCCAGCCCGGCACGGGCGCGCCGCTGCTGTCGTAGTAGCCGTCGATCACCTGCTGAGTGCGCGTCACCAGGGCGCCGCTGGTGGCGCTGGCGCCGTTGTGCACGTAGCAGCGCACCAGGCTGATCGGCTGCGCCGAGTCGGTCATCCACGGCTCCAGCACGCTGGCGTGCGCGACGTACTCGGTCACCGAACCCAACGAGTCGGTCAGCGCCGATGTCTTGGCGCCGTAGACGATGGCCGACTTGGTGCCGCGCGCCAGGCTGGCGATGTAGCCCTGAAACCTGACCTTGCGCGCCTCATCTGATTCCGCGTCTCGGCCATTGATGAAAGGCGCCGGGTTGGTCACAGTTCCCACGCCAGAGATGGCGGACGGCAGTTCGGTGATCACCCCTGATCCAGCGTTGCCGGCCAGCCCAGGCGACTGAGCCGCCACCAGCACATCCACGTAGCTGTTGCCGAGCGATATGGCTGCGGCAGCCTGCGTCGCATAGGTGGTGGTGGTGCCCGGGATGCGGACCACAGTCCCGGACGGGATGTTGATCACCGTGGTCGCCAGCACGCCGCCACTGGTGCCGAACCGGATGACACCACTCGCTGCCTGCGCCGCCAGAGGGTCGAATCCGAACGTGCGGAACACCGAGACCGGGATGGCCTCCTTGATCCCCACGTACATCATCAAGTACAGCTCCTCCAACTCAGCGGCGGTTGCCTCCAGCATCGTGCGGATGATCGACCCGCGGTTGAAGTCCGTGACCTTGTTCGTCGTCGCGCGCACCAGATTGATGAGCGAGGCGGCGATCGAAGAAAAGTCCTTGATCTGAAAGGCCATGGCCTACCCCTAGAAGGTCACGGTCGCATCGACCGCTCGCCCCGTGATGGGCTCAGCGACGACGGTCACAGAAATACTGTCGCCGGACACATCGGCCACGGCGCTGCGGATGCGCTGCACGCGCGGGTCGGCCGCGACGGAGGCCCTGGCGTAGGCCGCAGCCAGTTGCCCGGCCGTGGCGCCGTTCGCCGCGCCGAGCAGTTCGCGCACGCGACTGCCGTACTCGGGGTGCATCACCAGATCGCCGCGGTCCGTGTCGATCCGGTGGCGCAGCGCCTGACTCAGGTTCGCCGTACCCGACACCTGGCCGAAGTCCCCGCCGACGATCTGCAGCACGCCGCCCACCAGGGAGATATCGCGCTCGAACACGAGGTCGGGGTCGGTGCTGATCGCGGCGGCTGCCGACGCCGGCACAAGCACCAGCGTGCCGGTCAGCACCACGCCGTCAGTGACAAGCGATGCGTCGTCCGTGATGTACGGCGGCGCCAGCTTGTTCAGCGCGACGAGTTCAGGCCACCGCTTGCCGTCGCCAAGCTCGCGCAGGGCAAGCGCCTGCATCGTGTCGCCACGGCGCGTCTCAACGAACCGGAACCCCGTCAGGGGCGTGCGCAGGTCGACGGTCATACCGAGATGCCCCGCGCCGCACTGGAGGCCAGCGGCCCGATCGTCGCCAACGACATCGGCGCCAACACCGGGTCGGAAGAAGCCAGCACCCCAAGGCTCGCCCTGCCATCGGTCGAGAGCGCCGCCGTGGTCGTGGTGGTGGTCACCGTCTGCGCGAAGGTGTTCAGCCCGGCGAATTGCGTGAGCGCCCGGCCGCCGGCCGTGGAGCTGCAGTTGCTGGCGCCGTACAGGGGGCTGTAGTCCTCATAGTACCCAGCACCTGACAGCGCGCCGCGCAGGGCACAGAACGCATTCCGGTAGGCGGCAGCCACGTCCATCGCCCGCGCCCGGATCTGGCTCGGCAGGTTCACGATGGCGGCGATGCTGTGGAAGATGTTCATCCCCGCCTTGCTGGCATCGCGCGCAATCAGGATGAGCTGATCCGCCGCGCCGTTGATCGACCCGACGCCATCACGCACGGCCTGATACAGCGCGCCGGTCGCCTGCATGAACGAGCGCACGGGCACCGACGCGGCCTTGTCGACCCAAGTGGTGACCTCGCCAGCATAGCCGGCGATCTTCGTGGCGCTGGCCGCCAGGCTTTTCAGGCCGGCCTCCAACAGCGGGCCCTTGGTGAGGCCGTCGATGATCGATGGGATGGTCGACTCCAGCACGTCGTCATCCATCGACCCGAGCGCCACCATGCTGATCTGATACTGCGCCAGCAGCGGCCGACTGCGGCTGCGGCGGAGCGTGAACGACACCGGCGCGACGATGTGCGTGGTGCCGTGCAGGCCGTCCGAGAAAATCAGCTTGATCTTGCTCGGGTCCAACCCGGCAGACGACGCCGCGGCGCGCCGCTTGTGCCACTGGTCGAACACCGTGTCGCGCAACTGCACGAACCGCATGGCGCCGTCAGCGCGGCCGGACTGGTTCGCCACCTCCAGGCCAGAGCCGTACATGCGATGCCAGCCTGTGTGCCCGCTGATGGTGATCTGCGCCAGCCCGGCGCCGAACGAGTCGGCCCACGCGCCGCCCAGGGTCTGCTGAACCGTCAGCCGGCTCGGCTCCTGGCGACTCAAGTCCTCCGGCCGGATTGCCAGCGTGACGACATTGAGCGCAGCGCCTGCCGACGTCGGGTCGTCAAGGACGAACGAAATCGGGCAGGCGCCGGCAGTCTGGTCAGATGGCGCGCCAAGGGACAGCATGCGCCAAGTGTGGCGTCACGATGCCGGCGGTCAATTCGGCACAGTCGTGGTCAGGACGGAGCCGCTGACGACGTACTGGTGCGTGTGCGTGCTGCCGACGAACTTGCCGTTGTTCTTCAGGTCGCCCGTGGTCAGGACGTTGCCGGTGATCACCACATTGCCGGTCATCGTCGCGCCGCTGCCGCCAGAGCCGGTCATGCCGCCTTGGTAGGTCAGCAGGCCATTCACGGTCAGCGAGCCGGTGCACGTGGTCGCAGCCGCGTCGATGGTGACGGACGGCGCGTGCACAGTCGCCGTGCCGGTGGAGTTCACCGTGGTGGTGCCTGCCACCGTCACCGAGGCATTTCCGCCGGTGTTCACCGTCAGGTCGCCAGGGTGGTCGATCGTCACCGCGCCGGCCGGCGTGATATGAATCGTCGTCGGGCCCACCACCACCTGCAGATGCAGGCTGCGGCCGGTGTTCTTGGCCAGGGCAAAGTTGCCGTCGAAGTTCTGCCCCGCCAGATCCTCGTGCGCTGGCGTCTCGGCCAGCCGGATGTATGACCCCGATGGGTGGTGCAGCTCGACATTCCCCGCGCCGTCCACCGTCGTGTAGACATCGCTCGGCAGCCGGTTCATGTAGCGCCCGGCCGCGAACGTCATCTGGCTGATCTGCGGCATGAGGAAGCCGACCACCACCCAGGTGTTTGGCCCCAGCATGCCGACCACCGCCGCCGCGTCCCTGTCGGTGCGCTGCGTCAAGTCCCACTTGTCCGCCGTGGCGGTCGGCTCGGGCAGGCTCACCAGCCCGGTGTTGCTGCTGGCGCCGATCGCCAGCACCTGCACGCCGGTCAGGCGGCTGCCGTCATCGACCATCACAAGGTCGACGCTGTGGTCCTCGTGGTGCACCGCGGTGACGCGGCCGATCCGTAGTGTCATGACATCTCCGCCAGATAAGGCGACCCACCCGCCTGCACCCGCCGGATGAACCCAGTCCCCCGCTCAAACTGCACCGTGGTGAACCAGCCCGAGAAGGGCACGATCTCGTGGTCGACCTCCACCACGTAGTAGACGGCCGACGTGCTGCCGCGAGTCAGGCGAACGTAGGTGCCGGCCTTGATGTCCTCGTTGCCACGCAGGCGCATGCTGCCGCGCTCGAACAGGACGTTGTCCTTGTTCTGCTCGACTAGGACGCGGCGGCGTTCGTTGACCCAATCCACCATGGTCTGCGCCTGCTTCGTCATGCCGGGCTGCTCGTCGCCGGTGTTGTGCGTCAGCATGGCGTCGTTCCCGAGCGCCGTTTCCGTCTGCATCGCCCTGGTGCCGTACAGCTTTTCCTGGCTGTTGGTGTATTCAGCCAGCACCACGGTGTCCCGCGCGCCCTGAGTCACCGCCCACTGGCGCGTGATGTAGTCATCGACAAGCTGGAACCTTGGTGCAGACACCCAGTAGTAATTACTCACATTCGCGTCGCCTCGCGACACGGATAGCGACATCAAGTCCTCGTCGCTCACATCGATGTAGGTTGGGTCCGGCGCATCCGGCTGGATTTTCTTCGGCGGGTCATCCGAGGCCGTCAGGTACGGGTTCGGGCGGAAGACGCAGAACACGCCGTCATCGCGGTCCTCGATGAACAACTCGTTCCAGACGCCGACGTCGCTGAAGCCGGACAGCAGGTTGTAGAAGTTCCCCTGCTGCGACTGGATGCCAGGCGACGTGGTGCCATGCTTCACCGCGATGTCGACCTGAATCTTTCGCGGGAGCGGGAAGTCGGCCGGCATCATCTTGTCGATGAACGGGTTGATGCACTTGTCGAAAACCTGCTGCACGAAGTCCTGCACCTTCAGCGCAGTCTCGAACCCCACGCCGAACTTCTCGAACAACCGGAACCCAGAGATGAAGTCCTGGCCCAGGATGTAGTCGGCCCAAAACACGATCTGCATGATCTGCCAGACCTTGCCGTAGTCCTGTCCACTGATCGTCACCTGCCGCTGCGGCCGACCGTCGCCGCCCATGCCTTCGCTTCTCGACACGTCGGACACGAAGCCGCGCATCAGGATGGGAGGCTGGCCGGCACCAGTCAGGGCGTGCCTGGCGCGAATCTCGATCATGTCCATCGGCTCAATCAGGCCGTACAGCGACTCCAGTGCAGCCGAGCCGTGGGCCTGATCGCCAATCGTCAGTTGGAACCCGCCGGCCGGCTGGCGGACCGACTTGTTGGTGCGGACAGACGCGCCGTCGCCGATGAACGGCGTCAGGTCGATGGCCTGCTGCTGCACAGTGCCCTGGAACCTGTCGCTTGTGACCAGCTTCCCGCCAAGGCCCTTGCGCGCCACCATCTTGTAGAGAGTGACGCCGAATTGAGGCTGGTAGACCTTGACCGTTTTCATCACTGGACTCCGGCCGGGACCGGCTTGTTGAACTTCGCCTTGACGTTGCGCGTGTCGACGCCGCCATCACGGTGCACCCGGATGTCGATGGAAGCATAGGCTTCGGCGCCGCCGCGGCCAGCACCCGCACCGGTCATGCCCATCGCCGCCGACCCTGGCGCGGACGACTGCTGCGACATGATCTTGCGCACGTAGGCCTGCGTCTCCGGCGGCGCATTCTTCAGCCAGTCGTCGCCGTACATGCCGATCGCATTATCGACGTTCCCGGGGCCCCAGTTGTAGGCGCCCAGGGCGCGCGATGAATCACCCTTGTACCGCTGCAGCATCGCCGCGAGGTAGTCTCGGCCGAACCGGCGGTATTCCGTCTCGGAGTTGTTCTGCAGGGGCGTCACACCGAACCCGGGATCCGTGCCCGTGCCCGGCATCACCTGCGTTATGCCCATCGCGCCGGTGTCCTTGTTCACCAGCAGGCGGCCCGTCGCCGGGTCGATGTGATGCCCGCCAGATTCCGTCTGGATGAGTGCATTCATGAGCGCATCGGCACCACCCGCGTACTTGCCGGCGTACCCCATGTTGCGCTGAGCGATCGCCGCGCGCTTCTCGCGCTCCAGTGACCGGCCATTCTCCCAGGCGCTGCGGGCGGCCGGGTTCATGGCGGCATAGCCTGGCTTCTGGCGCAGATCGGCAGTCTCCTGATCGTACTTGTCCAAGTCGGCCTTGGACTGCGCCGCGACTTGGTCGAACTGCTTGATGCCCGCCAGGTCTGCTGCGGCCTTGCCGAACTGCGAGTCAGGCGCGATCTTCGCGGCCATCGCCACCACGGCATCCCGGATGGTGTTCGCCACCGGGATGAGCGTGCCAGCGAACTGCTGCGTGACCCGCTCGACGCCCGCGATCGAGCGGCGCGTCTCAGAGCCTTCGGTCTTCTCTTGATCGCGCGTGGCGGTAAGCTCGGTCAGGACGTCCTTCATCTTCTCGATGTCGGTGCCACCCATGGCCTCCTTCAGCCGCTTGGCCTCGTCTGGCATGAGCGCATCGGCACCAGTGCGGCCAAGCAGCGACGACGCCTGCGCCTGCAGGTCGCTCATGCTGCCGCCGTTGATGCGCGCCAGCGCGCCGATGCCGTTGGCGTTCAACTGGCTCAGGGATACGCCCGTGCGGCTCAGCCGACCCTCCAGCCCGCCGAGGTTGTTGCCCGTGCCGTGCGTGAGCAGGGCCATGGCCTGCGTCTCGTTCAAGCCGAGCAGGCTGGCGGTGGCCGACAGCAGCATGTCAGAGTTGCCGCCGTATTGGCTTTTCAGCCCGCCGACGATGCGCGCCATGTTGCTGGTGCTGTTGCCGGCCATCACCTTGCCGCTGTACTGCGCGTAGAGCGACCCCGACCCGAATGTGCTGCCGGTGCTACCGAATAGCCCTTGCTGCTGCAGCAGACGGACTTGGATCGGGTTCAGGCCGGTACTGCGCCCCAGTGCCGCGAGCATGAAGTTGTTGCCCGCCTCGCCGGCCGCACCGCCGCCCATCACGGCGGAGTTTGCGCGGCCAAGAATCGACGCCGAGTTGCCGACGTCCAGACCCGCCCGGCCGCTGCCAGCCATGCCCACCAAACTGCCGAGGTAGCCCGCCAGATTGGCCGGCGACAGGCTGGCGCGCGTCTGACTGCCGATGAACGACGTCACCGCCGTCATGAGTTCGTCGGCCTTCGCAAAGCCGACGCGGCCGACCGCCTCGCCGATCAGCAGCGCCAGTCGCTTGCTGCCCGTCTCGTCAGTGGTGAGCTTGTTGACACGGGCCGAGGCCATCAGGCCGGTGCCGGCGCCGAGGTCCAGGCCAAGCGAGCGAGCCAGCCCGCCGCCGACCATCAGTTCTCGGTGCATGCCGACCGCGCCACCAGGGCCGACGTTGGCCATCTTGGCGAACTGCAGCGCGAGTTGCTGGGCCTCGTCAAACGTGGTGTCCATGCCCTTCGCCGCATGCCGCACTGAGTCGCGCAGGACGTTGAACCCGACGTTCACGTCACCGATGGTGCGCTTCAGGGTGTCGTAGCGGATCGACTCCTGTTCGGCATCGCCGAGCTTGCCCATCACGGCGCCGACAGCCTTGCTGACACCCAGCGCGGCAAGGCCGCCCATCATGGTGCTCAGGCCGGCGCCGAACCCGCCGGATGCGCCTGCGTTGATCGAGCGCGCGGCCACGCCGCCGACAGGGCCGGCAGCGCCCAAGCCAGCATTGACGATGCCCTGCCCGGGGAACCCGCCGCCGCCAGGGGGCTGGGGGGGCATGCCGCCTCCACCACCACCGCCTCCACCACCACCGCCGCCGCCGGGCGGTCCAGGGGGACGACCCCCAGGCGGTGCCGCTGGCGTCGCCCACAGCCGATCGCCATAGGCCGTGCCGGCGCCGACGTAGTTGAACACCCGCTGCGCGCCTTGCCCGCCCGTGTAGACGCGCCCCCAGTCGACATCGTGGAAGTTCGTGCCACCTTGTCCCGTGGCATTCAGCCTCCGCTTAAGGTCGGGGTTGATCTTCTTCAGCGCCTCGAACTGCGCCACGACCTTCTTGAGGTCTTCCAGGCCAGCTTTGTCGACAGGGTTGAACTTGAGCTTGTTCATCTTGGCGATCGAGTCGCCAACCCTGTTCATCTGCGCCGTGAAGTCAGAGATCGTGCGCGCTATGTCGGCCTTATCAAGGTCCGCAGATACTGGAATCTTGACGCCGTCAGCCATCACACATCCTCAAAGTCATCCGGCATGTCCGCCGCCGCGTCCGCCGCGGCGATTTCGTCCGCCAGGCTGTATTCTTCATCCACGACCTCATCCTCGGTCGGATTTTCGGCGTAGTGATGCGCCCAGTAGTCGGCCTCGATGCCTTCTGGCGTCATCTCCAAAAATCGCGGATCGGTCGGCGGCAGGTTGTACCGCTTGCGGAACAGGAACGAGAGCGACTGCGCAAGTTGCCGCCCTTGCCGCTTAGCTCTACGGCTTTGCTCCTCGGCGAAAAGAGCCCTCCTTTTCGCGCAGCGCCGCATGGGCCAGCGCGAGTTTCTGGTACGTCGTCTCGTCCAGCGGGTCCATCGTGTCGAGATCCCACTCGGCCGGGGCGTTGACAGTCAGGACTCGCAGCACGGCCATCCAGCCACCAACCTGCGCGAGGAAGTACTCCGGCGTACCTGGCTGGGCGTTGTTGGTGTCGACACCCTCGTTCGTGCGGGCGATCTCTGCCGAGATCCGCAGTTCATCGCGCAGCGTCCTGCGGCCGAAGACGAAACTTCCGACGCCCTCGACGTCGACAGGGAAATCACCAGGGGCAGGTGTGCGCATGTAGGCTCCATGAGAACGCCGCCCAGTGGGCGGCGCTGTTTGCAGGTAGGGTCAGTGTGCCGTCACGGCACCACGGCAGTGATGCCAGCCGTGGTGAGGTCGGACTTGAGCCACGTGCGCTCGCCGCGGCCATCGTAGCGCGGCTGCGGCAGCGTGCCGGCGGCCACGCGCTGGCGCACGGCAGACGGCGTGATCTTCAGGATGGTCGCCATCTCGAAGATGTTGACGGAGTCGGTCGATGTCATGCCGACGAAGCCCGTCGAGCTGATCTTGTCTTTGTTGGACTTGCTCATGATGTTGCCTCAGTTCAGACGGTGGGGGCGCCGCCGCTCACGTCCAGCGCCATGAAGCTGGCGTTGGCCATGACGATGGCGTTGCGGCTGACGTCGATGTCGCCGCTGGCGTAGCTGCAGCCGGTGTACTTGCGCAGCTCCTCGCCGGTGTCCTTGTCCAGTTGGACGATGTCGAACACCAGACCTTGCAGCGCAGCCGCGCCGTTTTCGGGGATCAGGCCGGCGCTGCGCATGTCGCCCTTGCGCAGCACGACGTTGCTGACCGACAGCGTGTAGCGGGCCGCTGTGGGCACGTGCTCTACGGGATTGATGTCCCCAATTCCGTACACACCCTCCAGGCCATAGTCATCCGACTGGCGGACCGACTGCAGAGCGCCGATCTGCTTGCCGTCGAAGAAGATGGCCAGGCGGTTCGCCGACCGGACATTCTGGTTCACTTTCATATCAACCTCTCATCAGCCGGTAACGGTGGCTTGGAACGGCGTCGCAAAAATCGACACGAGGATGTAGTTCGTGGGCACGACAGGCGAGCACTGGAACTCCACACGCATCACGTCGCCGTCCAGCGACACCGAGATGCCCTTGAACGCCGGGTTCGTGGCGTCGCCAGCCAGCACGCCGGGGCCCTGCGGCTCGTCGCGCGCCAACTCGGTGAGCGTGCCGCGGACGATCGACTTGGCGCGAGCCAGGGCCATCGCGTTGCCCTTCTCCCCCCGCAGCACATCCAGAGCCAGCCGGACATTGCGCGCCACGAAGTCCAGCGCCACTCCGGTGCTCACTTCCACGCGGTTGTAGTTGTCATTCACCAGCCACGTGCTGATCGACTTGACCACCTTGAAGCCCTGCGCGGTGTCTTCCACGCACAGCACGCCGCCGGTGATGAGCGCGTCGGTGTCGGTCGGGTTGCGCAGCTTGCGCTCCAGGCCGCGGACCTTGATGGTCTTGTTGGTCAGCGAGGTGCCGGGATTCACGCCCGAGAACGCGCCGGCCAGCAGGGCGGCGGTCATGTAGGGCGGGTACAGCGTCAGCGTGCCGGCGGCATTGAAGTCGTAGTAGCCGAGGTGCACCAGCGACGTGCGATCGCTGTTGATGGCCTTCGCCAGCGTGATCGCCGTCGCATCGCTGGTGCCGGCCGGCGCACCGCAGATCGCGCGGCGCTCCATGCGGCCGACGCCGGACATGAACGCGACGTGCGAGTCAGCCATGGCGTGGATGCTCGGGTCGCTGGAGACCGGGACCACCCACTGCACATCCACCGTCTGGAGCGTGGTGAAGGCGTTCGACCACTCGGTGTTGGTCACCACGCCGTCGACGGCACCAGCCAGGTAGGTGAACGGCAGCACCGCCGGCAGCGTGCCGACGCCGGCCGGGCGCGTGGCGGTCACGAAGCCCTCGCCCAGTCCGTTGAACCAGTCCACGATCGCCTGCAGGTGCGCCGTGGCGGTGTAGGTGGCGGTCTTCACGTCCTGCGCGGTCACGAAGTCCAGGCCCTGCAGCGTCGGCGCGGCGCCGTTGCCGTCGAGCACGGCAGCAGTGAAGCCGGTGACCACGTTGATGCGGTCCACCAGTTGCTGGATCGTCGGGTACGTCGCCAGATCGATGGTCGCCACCGTAGTGCCGGTGGGAGCCGCCAGCGTCACCGTGGTGCCGTTGACGGTCATCTGCGCCGACGCAGCGCCACCGGTGTAGCGCACCGTGAAGGCGTTGCGCAGCACGTCGTCCTGGCTGAAGTAGCTGTTGCCGACCTGCGTGGTGAGCTTGCGGCCCGCCGTGGTGGCAGCCTCGATTTTCAGCTTGATCTGGTTCGTCCACAGGCCATAGTCGGTCGACACGAGGTTGACCACCGTGGCCGACGCGCCATCCAGCAGCGCCAGGCTGGCCTGCGTCGCCGGGTTGACGCGCACGGCCACCACCGAAGCCGGGCCGCCGGTCTGCGCGCTCGGATCGAAGGCCTTCAGCGCCGCCGTGAGCAGTTCGCCATCACGCAGCGTGGCGATGGCCTCGCTGGGCGAGCCGAACGTCAGTGCCGTGTTCGGCTGACCGCCACTGGAACGGCCCACCAGGGCCACGACGTTGCCAACCGAAAGGTTGCGATTGGCCATCGCGGAATCGTCCACCACCGACTGAACGGTGGGGCTGACCAGCAACCGGCCGTTGAAAAATACGCTCATGGTCTACCTCAGACAGGTTGCGTTGCGAAAGCGTCGAAAGCCGCCTGATAGGCCGCCTCGGTGTCCTTGTGCCGCTCTGCCGCGCGCTGCGAGGCATGGAAGCCGCCGATCAACTCGACGCGCCGATCGCGCGCCGACAGGCGGGTGCAGAACTCGGTCAGGGTCAGCTCGTCGGCGGGCAGTGCCACGGGCTCATCGTTGGTGGTCTTGGCCATGCCAATGCCTCAGTTGATCGCGCCGGCAGTCAGCGCAATGTCGGTGATGATGTCGGCGCCAGGCGCGGACACCAGAATGGGCGTCTTGCAGGTGATGGTGGTCATGACCTGATAGACGGGGGCCGAGTAGGCGGTGAAGTCCTCGGTATCCTGCTGGGAGAACGACACGTTCAGCAGGCCGTGTTCATCGAACACCGGCAGGTTCGCAATCAAGATCCGGCGCAGCGACTTGCGCAGGTCTTTGCGGGCGTCCGGGTTCAGCGCCCAGCCCATGACGACCAGGGTGGTTTCCGCCAGCCAGCCCTGCGAGTCGTCCGACGTGCCGGTGAACCAGTCGATGTCGTTCGCATCGCCCGTCAGGTTCTCGCCTACGTAGCGCTCGGCCGGCGACTCGTTCTGGAGGTGCACCGTCACCATGGGAAACCGCGTGTCGTCGTACAGCGGCGGGGCCGTCAGCACGGGGATCACACCCAGTTCGTGCTTCAGTGCGCCGCGCGCCACTTCGACCGTCAGGCCGGCGTCGATGCGGTCGCGGAACACCGTGAGCGCGTCAGCGGACTCGTCCGAGTACGTCGCGCCAGGCGTGGCGCTCAGGCTCGCACTGGCAGTCCACGTCGTGCCGGACCAGTAATAGACGCGGTAGAAGTAGGTGGAGCCATCCACCAGGCCCACGTCATCCAGTGCGCTGCGAGCAGTGCCGGCGTGCACAACCAGAGCATCGACATCGTTGGGCCCCGTGAAGGTATCAGCAGCCTTGCGCAGGATGCGCCACGCGACGGCGCCAGCGGGTGGGCTCAGGTAGACCCTGAGCGCAGACCCTGACGGAATCGGCGTGATGGCTGTGATCGACATGAGTGAATGGTGCGGTCACGACGAGGCGTGACGGCAGGATGCTACGCATGAGCCAATTCCAGATCCGCGTCGACCTGACAGACGTCGGCGCCCAGGCCGGCGCGATCATCAATGCTGCCGTGCTGCCGAGGTTGAATCAGGCCGTGCGCGCCGTGGTGACTGCCACGCAGTCAAGCTGGATGGAGTCGGTGCAGCGCGCCAAGCTGTGGTCTGGTGAGAAAGACGCCTACGCGGCCAGCATCCAGGCCAAGATGACCGGCGACTTTGAAGGCCTCGTCTGGAGCGAATACAAGTACGCCAAGGAGATTGACGACGGCCGACCGGCGCGCGACCTTAAGAAGTATCTCGACACCAGCAGCAAGGTGCGCCGGACGAAGGACGGTCGCCGGTTCCTCATCATCCCGTTCAGGCACAACACGCCAGGGAATGAGGCGCATGCGAAGGCCATGCCTGATGCGGTCTACGATGCCGCGAAGCTGCTGAAGGCCAGCACGGTCGCCGGCCAGGGCCAGCGCCCGGCTGGCGAGGTGACTTCACTGCACCCCAGGTGGGGCACCCAGGTGATGGGGAAGAAGCACCAGACGCCATTCCTGTTCAACCAGGCCACGCGGCAGCATGTGATGGTGCCGCGCAACCTGTACCAGTGGGGTGAGAAGCTGGTGGGACTGCCCAAGCAGCACAGCCGTTATGAGGGCATGGTGAGGTTCGACACCAGCATGGGCGGGAAAAACTACAGCCAGTACATGACGTTCCGTGTGCTCATGGAGGGCTCAAATGGCTGGATTATTCCACCGCAGCCAGGGCAACACATTGCCAGAAGTGTTGTTGAGAAAATGAAGCCGCTGGCGGAAAACGTCTTTGCTGAAGCTATGAAGCGTGGCGGTTAATGCGCTCCCAAGCAAAACCGCTATGGAGTTTTTGTTTTCCAGCGCAACACCTAGAAATGCATTCCTGAATAAATCCAGACAATTCAGCCAGGTTCATGCTTTCGAATTCTACGATTTCACCGGTTATTGAATGCGTACCGCGTACCGCTTGAGATCTCGCACTTTTGTCACCGCTCAAGCCAAACATAGGGTTAGCCTCACCCCTAGTGGAATTGGATATCCTGCGCCGACTTTCTTCTGATCTGGTTTTCCCCTTCACGCCGCGCGATATGGCTTGGCGATGCTCGATTGGCATAGCGCCTCTTGACCTGCTGTAGTGCCGCTCACCAGATAATGCCGCCGCTATCTTACTTCGATGTTCATCAGAGAATTTACGTCCTCTTAATGGGGCTGCCGGGTCAATACAATAATTACAAACCCGGTCAAATCCAACCACCTGTTCGAGCCACCAATGCTCTCTCTCATCGAGTTCTTCAACGCAGCACGTTTCAAGTACAACAAAACTCAATGAATCAAAGCCATATTTGTTAATGGCAAGTTGCAAGCGCTTGTTGTGGTGTTTGCTGTTGCGCAATGATGATTTATGCTGGTTAAATCTTAAGCTTATATTCTGAGATTGACCAATATAGTAAAGAGGCAGATTGTTTGGCCTATCTACAGTAATCAGATAAATTCCGGCGTTAGTCATGTATCTATTATACTACCTACTCATCACGTCCCAGCGCCTGGCCACCAAGTTCTTCGGCAGCAGCGCGCCTTGGTGCTCGTTGCGGTCCGATGGCATATTGTCAAACACATAGTACGTCGGCTGCCGCTGCCCTTCGATCGTGTACTTGGTGCCAGCCGGCGGCTCGCCTGCCGCCCACGTCAGCGACCCGTCTTGCGCCACAGCCGGAATCCCGCCTTCGACCACCGCATCGCCAGCCGTGTTCAGCCAGAACACGCGGTCGACGGACAGCGCGCGCTCGAACAGCCTGTCATTGCGACCACGCACCAGCACGCGCGAGAACCTGTCCGATCCATTGAGCATCGTGATTTTGTCGAATCGCCCGGCGTCGTACATCGGCGAGTCGCTAGGAATGACGAGGATCGCGTCACCAGATTCGTACATCCCGAACTGCGCCCAAGCCTTCACCACCTTCTGGCTCGCCACGCCGACGACCGTGGCGACTTCGGCACCGTAAATTTGCCCCTTGCCGTGGCACAGCGGGCACCCAGGCTTGGCTGCGCCGCTGTGCGTCTCGACGCACGGACACGCCGTCGCGCGCTGCCACAGCACGCGCTGCCCCATGTGGCTCAAGTGCGCGTTGAACGCCGCCGGGTTGAGTCGCATCACGCACCCCCCATGAACCCAACCACCACACCATGGATCGCCGTGCGAAGGCCGCCGTTGCTGCCTGGCGGGCCGTTCATCAGCCGGTCGATGGTGTCCTGATACTTCGACACATCCACGCTCAGCGACTGCGACAGACCATCCGCCGAGATGCTGCCGCTGCCGGGCATCATGGCGTCCTCAATGATACTGACGGCCGCCATCTTCATGACGACGTCGATCAGGTCAGGGAAGTCGCGCGCAGCATTGGACAGGCCGGCGGTGTACCGGAGTTGGATCATGTTCGGCACGGCCCGGCCGCCAGCGCCGACTGCCGGCAGCAGGAACACCGAGAGCGGCGCCAGGAACGCCGACGAACTCGGCACCAGCCTGATCTGCCCATACTTGCGGTCGAGCCGCACCCAGTCGATGGGGATCTCGAACACCGAGCGCGTCGGCACTGGGTACACCAGCCGGATCGACTGCACGCTGATGATCGGCCGTTGGCGGGCCGCGAGGTAGCCGTAGCTGTCCGGCATGAGCCAGCCCGGCTCGTAGTCGTAGGCCGGCTCCTGCGCGTAGCGCGTGCCGGCGGTCACCAGGGCGTCAATCTCGTCCTGCGGCGCATCTTCAGGGATGATGACAGTCGGCGCGAAGTAGCAGCGCAGTTCGCGCTGGGCTTTCGCCTCAGCAGCCAGCAGCTTGCCGCGCAGGAAATCCGTGGTCATGTCCGCCACGGACAGCCCGATGGACTGCCCCACCAGCACCAGCCGGTCGCGCTTGAGTTGGTCAACCGCTGCGGGCAAGTTCGGGAACAGCGCCGAACTCATGTCCGCCAGGGTGGGCGCCTGATCGGTGATGAACAGCCGGAACGCGCGGTCACCGGTGCGCCCCATCGCCGTGGTGATCCGGTTGACCACCGCGTACCACGTCGTCGGCGCGCCGCCTTGCACCCAAATCTTTGCCAGGGTGTCGGAGTGCGACGACTGGCTCAGCACCAAGCCAGGCACGTCATCCCACACGCTGGTGGCGATCGTGTCGCCGACGTCGAGCCAGTCCGACCAGTCCATCGAGTAGTCGAGGAACTCGTCTTTGTCTTGCTCAGCCCACAGGCCGCGGTTGTCGGTTTGTAGTTGCGTTGCCATGGTGCCTCTAGGTCAGGGCTTGATGATGAACACACGACGCGGGCCGACGATGAAATTTCTCGGCGCTGCCGGCTCGACCACCAGAACCCGGCCGCCGTCTGGCGTGTCGACGCGGAACACCCGCCCGCCGCCAGGCGTCGTCGCCACCATCACCCGCGCGCCGGGCGTGTCGGTGATGGTGAAGGCGCGGTCGCCGTGGGCAGGCAGATCGCTGATGATGATGATCAGGTCACCAGCAGCCGCCTGCTCTGCCAAGGCCGCCACCAGATGCCGCACGCCAGACCAGTCGTCGGATGACTGCGCCTGCTCGGTCAGGCTGGCGTTCTCGATCGCCTCGCCGCTGGCGTCGTCCAAGGCCGCGGCGGGCTCGTCCACGCCAGCAACAGCCAGCAGCACCGCCGCGGCATCATCCAGCGCAGCCACGGGCTCGGCCACCGACGTCACCAGAGTCGCAGCGCCGGCCGCCACGTCGCCGGCAGCAGCCGCTTCACTCAGCGCCGCAATGGCCGCCTGGACGCCCGACACCAGATCATCCGCAGCGCCGGCCTCCAGAATGACCACGTTGAGCTGCTGGGCGGCGCTCTGCGCGTCTGCCGCGCCGGCCGACTCAGCGAGGCTGGCCGTGGCTGCAAACGCCGCCGCAACGGCGTCAGTCGCAGCAGCCGCCTCCGACACCAGCACGGACAGCCGCAGGCCAGCCGTCACGGCGTCCGCCGACGCTGCCGCCTCAGACAGTGCCGCAACAGCCGCCAGGACGGTCGACAGCAGGTCGGTGGCTGCCGCGGTCTCAGCCAGCGCGGCCGGCGTGGTCTGAGCCGCTGACGGCACATCGGCCGCACTGGCGGTCTCGGCAACACTGACCCCGAGCGCGTTGGCCGCCGTGGCCGCGTCAGCGGCGCCAGCCGCCTCCGACACCTGCCCAGGCACGACAGAGGACGTCGACTGCGTATCGACCGCAGTACCCGCCTCAGTCAGGTCGCCGGCCGCGGACTGGACGCCGGATGCCGTATCGCTCGCCGTCGCGGACTCGCTGACCGACGCCAGCAGCACCTGAATCGCCGAGACGGCATCAGCAGCAGATGCAGCCTCCGTGACACCATCCGTCTGCGGCGCGGAGAAGTCAGCCACCACGAAGGCGACGAACTTGCTGACGGTGGTGTCGGTGTCAGCCGGGCCGACAACGGCAAAAGTCGCTAGCTTGCTGACGGTGACAGCCGTGTCGGCCGGGCCCGCGACCGCAAACGCTAGGAACTTTGAGACATCCATGGCGCGTTACGCGATGGACTTCACGCCGATGTTGAAGCCTGCCGTCGTAATGTCGGACATGGCCCAAGCGGCTGACGTGGCGGGGTTCAGCTCGAAGACGTGCGACACCTGGCCGAAGGAGGTGATCAGGCTCTTGGTCGCGCTGGTGAAGTCCGTGCCGCCCACGCGCACCACGTGCTGCATGTTCTGCGGCCCCGTGGCGCCACGCTGGCTGCGGCTGTACGTGGACACCGCGCGGACGGCCGGGTTGCCGCCAGCCGAGGTGATCAGGCTCGTGTCAGCGGTGTACTCGGCGATCTGGTTGGCCGTGGCGCTGCTGATCAGCGTGGTGTCGTTGATCGTCACCTCGTTGATGTTGCCGACTGCACCCGGGGTCGAGAAGGTGTTCGCGGCGCCGGCTGCGAGTGGGGCGACGGTGATCAGGCTCAGGCTGCGGGTGTCGACGTCGGTGACGATGATTTCGGACCAATATCCGATTCTTCCTGAAATGTTATGCGGCACACTCAACACAAACGAACTCAAATTCGTCGCGGAGTCAGTAGTAACGTCAACGACGCCAGTGTCTGCAACTAGCCCACCATTATAGTACAGTCTTACAAAACCAGATGCACTGTAGTTTATCTGGATATCAATCCTGAATAACGTAGTACTAGTTATGTTTGTTGATGCCGTCGCCAAAAGGGTCGCAACGCCAGCGGCGGTGACCTTGTATATTCCGATATCACCAGTTCCAGTAGTTTTATTCCGCAGCTCGATCCTTGATGTCGTGCCATCCCTGAAATTCATCAAGCGGAAACCAGCGACCAAGTTGACGTTGTTATTCGTGTAGAAACGGGCCGTAAACCAGAACGAGTTCGACGTGGAGGAAAACGCACCGAGCCAACCGTCCCCGTTTGAAGGGGTGCCACCACTTCCACATGCCAGCGCACAACGCGAAAACGACGTCCGCCGAGCAGCCGTAGTGGCAGTATCAACCGCAGTCCCCGCTCCCACCACGGCGAACCCAACATCCTCACCACAAGCAAACAGCGTAGTCATACCCAGCCCTCAAATACAAAAAGCCGCGCCAGCCCAGCCAGTCGCGGCTTTCATGCCCAGCAGCGTGTTACAGCGACGCCGAGTAGCTGATCGCCAACGAGTCGCCAGATGCCAGCACCTTGTCGCCACCGGTGAACAGGCCCGCCGAGTAGATGGTGCCCGTGGTGCCGCCCTTGGTGGAGTTGCTGACCAAGAATGCGCCCTTGACGGTGGCGCCAGCCGACATGGTGAAGGTCAGGGCGGCGCTCAGCGCCTTGGCGCCAGAGGCCGCAGCGGAGAACGCCGCGGTAGGGCGCGCGCCAGCGCTGTAGTTGGTCTCCTCGGTCCAGCCGGCGTGCGATGCAGCGGTGTCCGCCGCGGCGATGGCCGTGAAGCTGGTCGAGCCCACCAGGCCCATGAACCACGTCGCAGTGTAGGCGCTGCCGGCGAGGTAGTTGTCCAGGGCGTGATTCTTGCCGGCCGTCAGCACCAGATTGTGGATGTCGTCCGTCCACTTCACCGCGCCATCCGGGCCGTAGCAGGTGGCGGTGTAGTAGCCCTCGGCATGCGCCTGCTCGGCCATGCCAGAGTTGCGGATGACGCCCGCCGTGGCGCCGTCAGCGGCATTGGCGGCTTCAGCGTAGCGGCTCATTCGGTGGGCTCCAGTTGGGACTGCAGAAACCACCGCTCGGCGGCATCGCCATCGGGCGCCGTGAACGACACCAGATGCTCCAGCTCGCCGGCATCTTTGTTGTAGCGGGTGTCGAGGATCGGCCCCTCGATCACGGGTGCGACAAGGCGCACCCGTTGGCCTTCGGCAAGCGCCATTGCGGCTCCTTTGGTCGGTAGACCTTAGTGTCGGGTCACGACGCCGCCAGGCGAGGTCAGGCGCTGGCCTTGGCCTTGGCGATCTCGGCCTGCAGGCGGGCGGCGCGCCAGGTGCTCTTGGGCTCGACACCATATGACGACAACTCGCCGCGCAGGGCGTCAATCGTGGCGGTGTCATCCTGCTGGGCGGCACTGGCCGGCTCGGCGCCGAACTCGAAGTAACCGGGCACGGTCAGGAAGATCGCGGCTTCTTCATCGGGGATGTCGTTGACCGACACCAAGTTGCCGGGCTGGCCGTCGAAGTCGTGGCCGTTGATCGGGCTGGTGGCGGTGGGGATGGTGCAGACAAGGCGCATTTCAGTCTCCGGTGATCGGTGAAGCGGGGCCGCTAGGGCCCCGCCATGTCAGGACAGGGTCACCCCTGACGCCGCCGTCTTAGACGAACGGCTTCCAGCTCGCGCCGCTGGGCACGACGTTGTCGAAGACAACATGGTGCGCGCGCTTGGTCACGCGCATGTAGCCACAGATCATCTGCAGCCACGGGATGATCGGCGACTGCACCGCGGCCATCGGGATCTTCATCATCGGCAGGTACTGCTTCCAGTCGATGCTGCCATCGCTCGGCGACAGGTTCAGCGCGTAGGCGCGGGTCGAGCCCGGGATCACGCGATTCTTGTCGATGAACGTGGTGGTGGCGCCGGCCTTGGCGACCTTGGTCATCTCGCGCAGGTCGGTCAGTGCGCTGGTGCCGTTCTTGCGGCTGCGGTAGATGACGTAGCCGGTTTCCGTGCCGCTGGCCGACTGCGTGATGGTGATGGTCACCTGCTGGGTGGCCGCCACGGTCACGCTGGCCGACACCAGAGCGGCGGTCTCGCCGTTGTGGTTGATGCCGGTCACGGCGTAGAAGTAGTTGCCGGCATGGGTCGAACCCCAGGCGGAATCACTGGCGCCGACGCCAGCCACAGCCGTGAACGAGGCAGGCTTGAACGCGATGTTCGCAGCCGACACAGCCAGGTGGGTCGCATTGCGCACTTCGAAGGGCTTCTTCATGCGCTCGTCGCGCACGAAAACGTCCGTCGTGGTGGCGATGTTGCCATAGCTGGTGCGGATGCCCGACACGTGGGTGCCCAGCATCACGCTGTTCGGGCTGTTGTCCAGCGCGACGCGGAAGGCGGGGTCCAGGCCTGCATTCAGGTCCGACTGGATGGCCGGCGGCAGGTACAGGTGGGTCAGCTTGCCAAACGAGCCGTAGCCGAAGACCTGTTCAGCAGCGCGGCTGATCGGGTCGATGGTGTTCAGCGGCTGGCCAGCCATGTCGAAGATGTTCGCGCCACCATTGAAGCCGGCCATCTGCGCATAGATGCCGTCGAACGACTTCGGCAGGATGGACGAATCGCCCTCGAACAGGCCGTGCTCGATGTCGGTCAGGAGCTGCTTGGTGCCGTTGACCGTCTCGATGGCGACCACGTCGGTGATGTTGCTCTGCTGCTGCAGCACGATGGGCACCTTGCGGTACGTCATCAGGTACTTCACGTTCGCGGTCCGGCGGGTGTAGGAACCATTCGTTTCCTGCGCCGTACCGTCCTGATCGTTGAACGTGCCGCCCAGGAAGCCGCCGATGGAATCCTGTTCGGTCCATTCATCGACCACCGCGGTCGCACGCGGCTTGCTCAGGGCATTGAACAGCGCGAAGTGGCTGTTGTCCTGCACCGTCGCCTTGAGCGTGGTGTCCAGCGACTGGATGCGGAAGGCAGAGCCACCCGTCAGGCCGTTGGTGTCCGAACCGTAGCCGGCCGTCAGCGCCTTGTGCAGCGCCTGCAGGTCAGCGTCGCCCATCTCGCCCATCACGGTCGAGCCGCCGGGCACAGAGCTGTTCACAATGTCTTCGAGTGCCATGGGGCCTCCTGGTCAGTTGATGCGAGAAAGAACGTCGGCAGGAGCCGGCGCGCCCTGGTTGATTGCAGACTCGACGCGGGCGACGTCCAATCCGGTCAGGCGTCCGGCCTGCTGTGCAGCAAGGGCCTTGGCCATGAGTTCACGGCCCTGCAGCGGGGCGGCGGCGCCGGCCGACTTCGCCATCGGCGCCGGGTCGGCGACGGTGACGACCGACTTGCGGCCACGGCCGGCAGCGGCCAGCTTGGTGACGGTCTCCTGCAGCGACTTGATGACGGCGCCCTGGCCCTTCACCACGGCCAGCGTGTCCGACAGAGCCTTGGCGAGGCTGGCTTCGGTAGCGCCGAGCTTGCCGCCCAACTGCTCGACCTGGCCCATCAGCGACTTCACCAGTTCGGTGCCGTCGATGGCTTCGACTTGCTTGCCGTCGATTTCGACGGTCATGCTCTTGCCCATCATCGGCTTGTCGTCTTCGTCGCCATCGGGATCGCCGCCAGCGTCGTCGGCGTCGCCGTCACCAGCAGCCATCACCTTCTTGTCGGTGTCGGCCGTGTCGACGGTGTTGCTGTCTTCGTCCTCGTCGTCCAGATCGTCACCAGCCGGCATCGCCTTGGCCATGCCAGCCACTTCGTCATTCAGTTCGGCCAGAAGGGCGTCAAAGTTGCCGCTCATGCGTTTCTCCGTCGAGATAGTCCGTGTTTCAGGTCGCGCAAAAAGCGCTCCACGTATTCCGCGGCATCGGACAGGGGCATGCCGTAGGTAGTGGCGCTGTGGGCAATCAAGCCCTCAGCGTTCGGTATGCGAATGCTGCCGTCACGAATGGCGCCGGCCATCTTGTCGCGCCATGTCCAGTATTGGGGCGTGGGCACGGTGGTGTCGCGCACGGCGCCGTCGAGCGACTGCATGCGCAGGGCTGCGCCGCCGGTGAGGGTGGCGGAATCGGAGCCGTAGCCGGCGGTCAGGGCCTTGGTCAGGTCTAATCCGCCACCAGGCGTGTGGCACTTGGCGAAGGCGCCGATCGGCACCGTGGCGCAGCCGGGGACATGCTGGTTGACGGGCGTGAGGCTCACGCCGATGTTCGTCCAGCGCACCTTGGTGATGATCACCTTCTTGGCGCCGGTGGCCGGGTCCAGTTCGACAATCCGCCCTTCGGGGTCGATGGCGCCGCCGACACTGGGATACCAGCGGGTCGGCGGGTTCGTCATCAGGCTGTTCCAGAACTGGTTCGCCTTCTCGGCCGCAGGGCCCTCGCCGGACTTGATCTGGCTCTTGACGAACGTCGTCTTGCCGGACTGGCGCACCTCAACGGGCACGCCAATCTCGTAGCTCATGTAGTCCGGGATGCCGGGATAGCCCTTCGCCGGGTTCGGGCGGCCGGTCAGGGTCAAATGATCTATGTCAATGTTGCCGTAGCGGAGGTAGTAGTCTTTCGACTCACCCAGCGCTTTCGCACTCACGATCTCGTTCTGCTGGTCCAGACCTTCGTTCGATGCCTCGAAGTACACGAAGCGCTGCCCACCCTCGGACTGGGGCATCGCCTTGAACAAGCCCGAGATGCTGATGAAGTCGGGCAGGCTGGATGCATCGTGCATGACCGCAAATGTGCGGTCACGACGCAGGGGCGGTTACTCGGCGCTCCAGCGCCCTGCCCCCAGCTCAGGCGCATCCCAGCACCCCGCCGGCCCCGACTTGACCATCCCAGCGGGCGCCGACACCGAGTGCCCGCAACCCACACACTTCAGGCACGCCACCAGCCGCCCAGGCCCACCCGGCGACATCGTCACCACCTCGCCGCCAGCGAAGTCAGCCGACCCCGTGTACGTCTGCCCCATGGCGACACCCGGCCTCATCTCCCCGCCACACCGCGTGCACCGATCAGCCATTCGCCTTCTCCAGCAGCTTCCTCGCCTGCGCAATCACCACCTGCAGCCGCCCGCGGTCCATCACCGCCTGCTGATACTCCATCGCCTCGCTGGCGCCAGGCACCAGCGCAGCCGGCCGCAGCCGGTCAATGTCGGACTGGCACCGCGCAAGCGCCGACTCGGCGCGCGCCAGGATGTTGCGCTCGGCCTGCTCGGTCTTGTGGGACAGGGCGGCGAGGTCGGCTAGGTGTTGGCGTGGGTGGGTCATGGTCGCAATTTAGCTCAAAACAACCCGCTCTGCTCGTCCTGTTGCACCTTGCGCGCGTTCAGATACGCAGCCACGCCGGTATCGTCCACCTTCTCCAGGGGTGAGGTCATCACCTGCCGCATGCTGTACTTCTTCGCCAGCCGGTCGCGCGCCTTGCGCTCGGACGGATGGTCCGCCACCAAGTCGATGAGGTCGATGTCTTGCTTCTGTCCCGTGCGATGGATGCGGGCCCGCCTCTGAGCGTGTGTCACCGCCGTCGCGGGCGTGTCGTACTGCACCAGATACTGCCCCCTCTGCGCATTCAGCCCCGTGCTGGCGGCATCGCTCGCCACCAGCACATCGGCCTGCGCCTCGCCTGAGTCCGGGCTGAACATCTTGCGCTTGCGGTCCTTCTCCTCGCTGGAGTCGGACCCGCTGATCGTCACCACGCGCATGCCCTCGCCTTCGAGCCGCTGCTTGATGGCTTCCACGCTTTCCAGGCTGTGCACAAACACCACGCCGGCCTTGCCGGGGCGCGCCTTGATCTGCTTGACCAGCTCGGTCATCTTCTCGGCCTTCGGGTGGGCGTTGATGACGCGCTGCGTCGCGGTCTCGCGCACGATGCCGATGGAGTCCTGCAGCCCCTTGGCGACGGCCTCGTGCTTGTCCTCTGGCACGCCCTCGAACGCACCCGGGCTCACCCGCTTGGCGGTCTCCACGTCCACGGTCTTGCGCATGCGCGCCAGCCTCATGGTCGAGATGTCGCGGTCGAGCTGCGCCATGGCGGTCTTCTGCTCCTCGTGCAGCGGCACTTTGATTTCCTGGCTGGTGGCCTTCACGTCCGGCGTGATGCTGTGCGCGTAGAAGTAGCGCGCCATCTCGCGCTGCAGGCCGTCCTTCGATGCCACGGTGTCCGGGCCGTAGCGGCGCATGAACTCGGCGCGGTCGGTGTAGCGGTCTGGTGCGACCTTCTGCAGGGCAGAAAACACTTCGCTGGCGTCGTTGTTGCGCACCGGGTCGGCAGTCATGCTGAGGTGGTACGGCGTGTGATCCGTCAGCCCGCCGATCGCAACCGACATCGCAGAGTCGGCCTTGCCGGCGCGGTCCAGCAGGTTGTGCCCCTCATCCACTGCCGAGAAGTCGAAGTGGATGCCGTGATGCTCCAGCACCTTGCTGGCCCACTCCTTGCGCTCGCCGCGGCGCATCGTGCCCAGCTTCTCGCGCATGGCGTCCGGCTCGATGCCGGCATGCTCAGCACCAAGGTGGATCAGGTCGTCGCGCAGCGACTGGTGCGTGACCACGCAGAAATCGTGCGCAGGATTCTTGTAAGCCGCGATCCGCTCATCCCGGCTGGCGCCAGGCTGGCAGTGCCAGTTGTACTTGCCTGGCTCCAGAAACCGCAGCGCCTCCGCGCCCATCTGCCCCTGCACGATGCTGGGCACGGCGTAGATCGCGCGGCTGGCCTTGCCCTGTGCCTTCATGTGCGTGAACGCACCCAGGCTCACCAGGGTCTTGCCTGACCCGGCACCCAGGTGCAGGCCCATGCGCTTGTTTTTCTCGATCAGCTTGATGGCGCGCTGGCGCGCGTAGTTGTCGCCGCCGGACATGGTGGGGCGGAACAGTTTGACCGGCTGGCCGGGCTTGAAGTTGCCGCCCATGCGTGCCACCAGGCCGGCGAGTTGGCGCTCGGCGGCGTGTCCTAGGGTGTGGCGCTCGTCGCCGGCCTTCAGGTCAGGCGCCAGCTTTCCAGCCTGCGCGCCTGCCGCCGGCTCGTCGCCACCGAAGAACCCCATCTGCGCCTGCTCGAATGCCTCGCGCTGGTCGCGCGCCGCATCCAGCTTGTCGCTGACGCCGCCGGCCGCGTACCGGCCCTGCACGCGCTCGCGCAGGCTGTCGCGCAACTCGCTTTCCTTGCGCTCCCGATCGGCGCGCGCAGCCGGGTCCGTGGCATCGAGGTGGTTCAGGTTGTTGCGGATGACCGACCGGCCGACCTTGACCGGCTCATTGGGCCGCAGCGTGTTGTGGTGCCGCGCGAATGCCTCGCTCACGCGGCCACGGATGATGTCCTGAATCGACTCGTAGGCTTTCTCATGGCCACGGTGCGTGTCGGCGTACTTCGCCCAGTCCAGGCTGCCGGCGCTTAGCTTTCCCGCCAGCTCGTCGCGCTTGCTGCGCCACTCCGACCACTCGGGGTTTTCGGTGCGCTCGCCGAACATGTCTTCGGTTTCGCGCTCGGGCTCGGCGGCAGTATGCGCCTCCAACTGGTGGCGGGTGGCCGCCGCCTCGGGATCCTCTTTCGCAATCTCGCGGTGAAAGAACTCTCGCAGGGTGCGCTGGTCCTTGTTCGTCAGGTCGCCGATCGCCTTGAACGCCGCCACGCCGTCCGGGTGCTCGGCCAGGGCGCGGTGCAGCGCCTCGCCGGCAACGTCGTCAACCTTCACCTGCTGGCTGTTCAGCGCGCTGCGCGCGCCGCCATACTCGCGCTTCACGAAGTCGTCGGCATAGCGATCGAACGCCGGGCCCATGGCCTCCGCGCGCACCTGTCCGTTGTCGTTCGGCGCCACGGCATCCAGCGCTGCCCGGTAGGCGGCCGTGTCGCCAGCCTTGCGGAAGAATTCGGCCGACTGGACATCCGCCAGGATGTCAGACGGCGTGTCCCCATCCGCCGCCCGCCCGCCGATGTAGTCGCGCAGGTGCTGCTCAATGTCGCCTCCAGCCTCGGGGGCGAACTCACTCCCCAGCCGCGGCGCCACGCCAGGCTCAGGCCTCAAGTCCAAGTCCGGCCTGTCCGCCACGCCCTTCGGCATCCATCCGTCCTCGTCATGTGCACCGGACATGATGTCGAGGTTGTCGCGCAGTTGCTCGACGTCCGCGCGCTGGATCGGCTTCGCCAGCCGGTCCATGCCGGTATCGTGCACAGTCAGCCACGTCTGGCCGGCGCGCTGCTCGATGGTGTACTCGCCGCGCTGCAGGCCCAGCGCCCGAGCCTGCGTGATCGCCGACTCGATGCTGCCCTTGCCCATCGGCACATCCAACTTGTCGCGCGCCTTGCGGCTCAGCGCCATCACCATGCTCGCATTGGCCTCCTGCTCGCCGTAGACCTGCCCCAGGATGCGCTGCGCGTCGCCGACCGCGGCGCGGCGCTTGGCGTTCAACTCCTGCGCGGTCTGCAGGTCCGTGGCCGTCTCGCCGTCCGGCAGCTCGATCGCCTTCGCGGCATCAGTGAGCTGCGCGGCCTGCGTCAGCGCGCGGGCCGTGGTGGCGGCGTGCGTGTCAGCATGGAACGCCTTGACGCCTTCCGCAATCCGCTCAGCCTGGTCGGGCATGTCGCGCTGCACGCGGCGCGCCAGGATCTGCGTGGCTGCATCAATGCCCAGCACGTCCACGACAGAGCGGTCGATCAGCGCGTCGCCACCAACAGCCAGCGACACAGCGTTGATCGCGTTGTAGGCGCCGTGGCCGACGTGCTTGCCCAGGCGATCGCGCGGGTCGCCGTCTGCGAGTTTGCCGACTTCGTTGAGAAATGACGTGGTCGCTACCGTGGCGAGTTCGTCATCGATGTCCTGCTTGATCTTCGCGTCGACGTCATCGTCGGCCGTGTACTCCAGAACAAACGCCTTGGGCTCGGTCTTCGAGTCGTCAATCTGCTTGGTGGCCTGCCGAGCCTGCTTCTCCAGCGCCTGCATCTTCTTCTCGGCGCGCAGCAGGTCGGCCGCCTTCTTCGCGTCGATCAGGTCGACAGCCACCTTGGGCCGCTCGGCCTGCTTGATGCCCTCAAGCTCCTTCTTGATGAGCTTCTTTGCCTCGCCGCGCTCGACGGCCGCCTTGCGCTGCTCGTCGGTGAGCGGCGGCTTGGCAGCGCCGGCCTCGGCGGACTTCTCCTCGGCAGTCAGCCCGGCCGCCGCGGCGCGCTTGCCGTACTCGGCAGAGAACCCCAGCCCGCTGTTGCCCGTCTGCACCGGCGCCAGATCCTGCACGGACAGGTCTTCGGGCTTGCTGGACTCAAGCGGCACCTCGCCCAGACCAGCCTGCGCGCGGGCGTCCGAGTCGTGCACCAGCCGCTGGCGCTGCTGCTCAACGACCTCCCGGGCCTTCTGGAAAATCTCACGGTGGTGCTGGTCGACCGCTTTGCGCGCGGCGCCTTCGCTCAGGCCGGACACATCGGGCGGCGCCAGTTGCTCCGGCTTCCACCCGGCAGCCTCCGCGACCGTCTGCACGAACTCCTGCTGTGCCTTGCGCCGCTGCGCAGTCACGGCGTCGCGCGCCTTCTTCTTGGACTCGTGGATGCCGGCGGCTTTGTCCGCCAGGGTCTGCGCCTTCTTCTGTGCGGTCTTCTCGGCGCGGGACTTCTCGGCCTCAGCCTTGTACTCGGCCTCGCTGCGCACGGCGCGGATGCGCATGTGGTTGAGGCTGCCACCTGCGCCGCCGATGACCTTCGCGCTGCCGTCAGCTTGCGGCTGGATCAGGATGGGCTGGGCCGGGCCAGCATCGCCATTGGGGTGCACGCTGATCCAGCGCGCGCCAGCCGGAATAGACGATGCCTTGAGGAACAGGATGAGTGCCATCGCGCCATGATGGGGTCACGATGGCATTAGCGGCATCAGTACGCCGAGACGCCCAGCGCGCCGAGCAGCGCCCTCAGCTTCCAACCGTACTTGTCGCGCAGATTCTTGGCCTTTGGCGTCGGCTCGAATTCGCCGTCCAGATAGCCACGCTCCTTCATTGCGGCCAAGAGCGTGCTTTCACTCTGCGTCAACCACTCCTCCGCTTGGTGCAACTCAACGCGCAGCGCCGCATCTGGCCAGTGCATCCTGCCGTAAACACTCGCCGTGAGCTGGATCTTCGGCTTCGGCGCGGCCGGTGCGCGCGGCTTGCGCGGAGACGGCACCACACGAACGTCCGAAGACTCGATCCTCGGCAGGATGGCGGCTGGCACCGCAGGCTCGGGCTCCACGCCAATGATCCGCAGGGCGGCAATCTCCGCAGCCGGGGCGCTCACCAGACCGCGACGCACGGCGGACTCAAGCAGCGACAGCTTTAGATCATCACCGGTCGGCGCAGCGGCGGCCGGCGTGGCGTAGACGCCGGTCTTGCGGATGGCCGGCAGCACCTCGCTGGTGACCCACTTCTTGAACCGCTTGGCTTCGGGCTTGCGGCTGCCGAGGATCAGGCTGTAGAGGCCGGACTCGTTGATGGTGGTCATCTGCTGGTGGCCACCAGGGGTGTGAATTGAACTCACACCCTTCTCATCGTCATCCAGGCGTTCCAGCGCTTTGCGGTCAAGAGCGAGAACACCAAGGACATCGGACGCGACGAACTGGTGTTCGCCGTCGCCTCCAGTCACAACACGCACGGCAGCGCCGTCGAACTCAAAAGGGATAAGGTTGTTCATAGTGCAAAAGCAAAAAAGGACTGACGCTCAGCAGGTGTGACACAGGCTTTGGTAAGCCTACCCGCAGAGCATCAGCCCTTGTTTACATCCAAATTTCCGGGTGTCACGCCGGGTCAACCAAAGTCGACCGATGCAGTGTACCCGCTTTCAGCACCAGTGCAGCTCGCCGTGCACAGCCCGCACTGTAGCAGCTTTCCGCCGGTTGTGGTGCGGAACGTCGGTTAGGCTTGGTTAGGTTGCCGGTAATTCGCTAAGTTGTTGATTTCATTGTCTTTTCTTCTATACCAATACCAAATTACCATTATTACCATAATACTAGATACTATGAGAGATTTATATATTCATTCACTAACTACAATATGAATGAATGTAGTGAATGTTCTATGTGTCTTTCTATATGTCTTGTGCGGGTAACTGGTAATCCGGTAATGGTGCAGCGCAGCAATTGAAAACGCCTAGTGTAGACGGGCCGTTTTCAAATTACCGAGTGTCTAACCGGGGTCAGTTCTGCCCCTGCCAGCCATTACCGGCCTTGCGTCAACTTGTAACAAGCCGCACAACATCATCAAAATCGCTACACTGCACCCACACAACATGGAGGCACACATGGACCCCGATCCGAAGGACGAAGACGGCTACGAGCCGCAGGATGAAGGCAATGCGCCGGACTGACCAACTGGTGGCCGGCGCCCTCGTGCTGGCAGTGATGTTTGGCGGCGCCAGCCTGTTCGGCAACAAGGCGCTGGGAACGCTGTACTTCTATGCCTGCATCTTGGCGGGACTGGTGGTGCGGGTGGTGAATGTGCGGGTGACTGGAGGTAGGAAATGAGGACTGAGCGGGAGATGCTGGATTTGGCTGCGAAGGCTGCGGGGTACTGGTCCGAGGAGTTCGAATGTGCGTCCGACTTGCCGCGCGCTGGGTGGAACCCACGCGACGATGACGGCGACGCGCTGCGGCTGGCGGTGAGGCTCAGCATGTGCGTCACGCAGTGGATCAACACGAGCTACCCGCCGCATGTGATGGTCGGCTATCGAACCGGGCCTGACTCTGGAGACAACCTGACGGAAGACCACGGCAACGACCCAACGGCCGCTACCCGCCTCGCCATCCTCCGCGCCGCCGCCGAGATCGGCGCAGCGATGCCATGAGCCGCTCCCCTCAAGGCACCCACCGCCAGTTCCGCGCCCTACCCGAGATCCGCCCGAGCCTATCGGAAGCACTCTCCGAGCCCAAGGCGCCACGCAAGCCCACTGTGGTGCACGGCCCCAAGGTTCGCGCCGCTGGCGCGCATCCTGCCGTCAAGTTCCCCGACGCCGTCGTGCTGGAGGTGCGCCGGCTCGGCGCCAGGATGCCGCCGAACGCCGTGCACGCTGCCATGCTGGCGGCCGGCTACGACATCCCCATGCACTCGGTCAACGGCTGGCTGAGCTACACCACGCGGGCGCATTTGACGCCCGATCCATACCGAGCCACTACCTACCTCACAACACCGACACCATGAAGCAAGACAGATACGACAAGGTCCTGACCAACTTTCGGAGAGACACCTACGACCACCAAATGACAGTCCTGCACGATGCTGGCGTGTACCGCCATCTTCGGTTCGGTCATGCGGACGGTGGCACACCATACAGCTTTCACCTGATCACCTACCCTGGTGGACTGCTGTACCGCGGAGATATGGGTGACTTCGTGTTCGAGCGCACGCATGACATGCTCGAATTCTTCCGCCGACCGGCCGGCGAGCGGAAGTACCGCATCGATCTGCGGTACTGGGCCGAAAAGCTCAAGGCGTCAGAACGCGGCGGCGCCCGCGAGTACGACCCCGATGGCTTTGCTGACGAGATCCGCCGACACCGCCGAGAATGGGTGCGCGACAACTGGTATAGCACCACCAAGGACCAGCGGCGCGATCTATGGGAGTCGGTCGACCGCAGTGTGCTGGATTACTCCGACGATGAGCATCGCGGCCCCGTGGCGGCCTACGACTTCAGTTGGCGCGATGGCAGCGCCAGATGCCAGTTCGATGATATTTTTGACAGTGAACACGCTTTCAAGCGCTATACGCACAGCTTCATGTGGTGCTGCTTTGCGCTGGTGTGGGCTGTCGAGCAATACGACAAATCCAAAACTGCAGTCTCCCACGCAGCTTAGCCAGCAGATCCCCATGACCACCCCCAAATTCCACCCTGGCACCTTTGTCTCAAAGTCAAGCGGCAGCGACTGGGTCGGCCGCGTCGTCGGCAACTACAACACCAACCTGACCAGCGAAGGCGTCGCCGTCGAGAGCTTCGCGCACCCGGGCTCGGTGCAGATTTACCCGGTGAAGGCGCTGCATGCGGTGCGCGAGCCGGAGATTACGATGGACAAGGCAACGCTGCTGCACACGCTGCGCAACCCCCACGGACTCAGCGAGAATCATGTGCGCGCTGCCAGGCTGCAGGCAGCGGACATGATCGAGGTGCTTTTCGGCGATGGCTGGCCCATCCCATGACATCCCGCGCCGACCTGATCCGCATGCGCGCCAAGGCCCGCGCGGAGATCGAGAGCGCCTTCGACGTGGGCCTGCTTCAGGGTCGCAGCAGATCCACCGCCAGGGCCGCTGCGCGCGGCTCGGCGATGGTCAGCCTGCGCGCCAGCGCAGTGCTGGAGCTGGTGGCAGAGTTCGAGCGGATGATGGCGGCGCTGGAGGCTGTCACGCAGCCTGCAACCCCCACGCTTTCGCCAGCGTCCCACTCTTGCGCATCGCCGCCGCCACCCGATCAAACGCCGCGTTGATGCGCTCGCGCTCCTCGCCGGCAGGGTACGGGTACTGCGGGCCGAACAGCGGGTCGACGTGGTACTTGTTGTCGGCGTAGACGGACAGGTAATCGTTCTGCTGACCGCGCGCCGCAAGCCGGTCCTCGCACCATGACTGGAACGCCCGCGCGGCCATCTCGCGGTGCTCGCTCCAGTACTTGCCGGCTTGCCCGCCGTCGAGCTTCTGCGCCTCAAGCTGGAAGCTGCTCATCGAGCGGCCACGCTTCACCACCACCGACCCGCCGGCCTCTTGCCCGCCGTGGTACGCAGCCGCCAGCGTCACCCATTGGTCTCGCTGCTTGGTGGCCTTCTTGTCCAGACCCTTCGGGTAGCGGCTGGAGAAGTGGTCCTCAACGGCCTTCACCGCGGCATCGGCGCCGCCTGCCACCTTGATCGACCTGGCGATGCTGCTGCCGTAGGTCTGGTGGTCGATGTTGTAGCGCGCCAGCTTCACGTCGCGGTCGGTGTAGGTCACCTCCTGCGCGTGCTGGTGCGGTCCCGTGGTGATGGCGTCGCGCAGGGCCGTGAAGGCGTCGCGCAGCTCGCCCGGCGGCAGCAGGCTGGGGTTCTCGCTGGCGAACTCACCAGCGCCCGCCGCGCCGCTGCCTTCGGCCTCCTTCGCCATGTTGTCGATGGCGTGGAACCACTCGTGGCCCAGGGCGCCGCCGCCGCCCATCTTCGTCAGGTTGATGACGCGCTGCACCGGCTCGTAATGAGCCCGCGCTGCGCCACCGAACCCTGCATTGCCCTTGCCTCGCGCGCCGAACGCGATCGCCAGTCGGCCATTCGCGCTCACGTGCGCGTCGGGCACACCCAGCAGGTCCGCCAGGTCAGCGAACGCCTCGGCGGTCTTCTGGTGGTGCCACGCGGCCGACGCAGGGTCATTCAAGACCCAGTTGCCTGACTGCACGTCGCGCAGGCCGAACGCCGACTTCAGCCCCATGCTGCTGTCGGCCTTCACCGCCCGGCCGCCCTTGCGGTCGAACTTCTCGGCCACGGCCAGTTGGAATCCCTGCTCGCGCTTGTTGGCGCGCGGTGCCGGCGCTGCTGTGTCCTTCTCGGCCCAGGACCAGTCCTTCACCTTGCCCAGCTTGGCGCTGGCAACGTGGCCTTGGAATGCCTCGCTGCCCTTGTGGGTGCGGTAGTGGACGACGCGCAGGAACTTTTCGCCCAGGCGCGACCATGCGCGAGTCATGGGGTTCTCGATCAGGTTGCGCGACTTGGCGGCAGCCTTCACAGCGGCCACGCGAGACCATGCCTGCCTGGCAGCCCACTCCATGTCGTTGTCATAGGACACGAAGCCGCCGCCGTGGTCGCGCTTGGTGGCGCTTAGCTCGGGGTGATCGGCGATGTACGCCATGTAAGCTGCGTGCTTGTCCTCGGTGAGCTTGGTCAGGCTGGTGACCCTGGCGTCAAGCTCAGGGTCTGGCTTCCAGCCGCGGCGCTGGCGCTTCTCCTGCTCGTACTTCGCGCTGCTGGCGGCGCTCTGAGCGTTGCTCCACTCTTTGTATACCGCATTCTTGGCTTCTTCAGCCGCCTTCGCCTTGTCCCCCAGTGCACGCGCCTCGGCGACCGCAGCCTGATACTCCTCAGACTCACCCGCCGACATCATCACACCCTGAATTTCTTCACGGATGTCGTTCAGGACTTTGGTAACCTCGTCCGGCGTCTTGCAGCGCTCCATGCGGTCGCGCAGCGTCTCCAGGCCAAGGGCGTAGTCCTTGCGGGCCTGCGGCGTGGCTTCGCTGGGCTCGGTGCCCACGCTGGCATACACGCGGTCCAACAAGAACCCCGCGCCCGGCTCCATGCCCTGCTCGCGCAGGCCGGTCCAGTCGACCTTGCCGAACAGGTTCGACTTGGTGATCAACTCCTCGGCCTCGCGCGGGTTGGCCTCGATCTCGTTCCAGTCCACGTCCGTCATCCGCAGGCGCGCACCAGTGCGGCCGGCGGCGCGGATCTGCGCTGCAGCCTGCTCCTTGCGGCTGCCGGCGATCTGGCCGGTGTCGCGGTAGCGGTAGTTGGGGCTGGTGGGGTCGAGGTCGTCGGGGGTGGGTGCACCACCCCGTCGAGCCTTGCTTTCCTGCTTGATGGCTTTCCGATTCGCCACGCGAGCGGCTTGCTCATCTGCTTCTGACTTGCGCGCGTCAGGGACTTGATAGCCAGAAGGAATTTTTGCCTCGGGATAGTCGTGGGCCAACTGACCAACCGCCCCAGGCCTCGCCTCATGAAGTTTGTCCAGCGCAGCACGAGTCAACGGCTTGCCAGCCTTCGCAGCCGACATGATGCCGTCGACCCATTCTTGTTCGTTGGCCTTCTTGCCCGCTTCGGTGTCGTACATCTCACGGACCTCCGACAAGTCAATGTCGTTGCCCGCCGCCATCTGGCGCAGCTTGGCCTCGTGGTACTGCTTTGGAGTCATCGTCAGCGGGTCGGGCGCGGCAGGCTCCACAGCCTTCGGCCCAGCCGCCACCCTCTGAATCAACTCCTTCGCCCGCTCCGACTCCGGGTTGCGCATCAACTCCTCGGCGAGGTCGGCTTTGTCTTCGGCGTGGGTGATGGCGGGGTCGGGGGTGGCAGGGGCTGGCGCGGCGGTCTGCTCAGCCTCCTCCCGATGCCACCTCCCATCCCTGAACACCAGCCCCTCAGCGTTGCGCTCGCCTTCCTGCGGCCCGGCGTCAGCCTGCGCCGCCGCCGTAGCCTCCGGCTTCGTCAACACCACCAGCCGCGCATTTGCTCCCGTCTGCGCCAGCAGGCCGGCGTCGCGGAACGTGTTCTCCGGCAGCTTCTCGACGTCGGCGCCGTGCTCCTCCAGCCACTCGCGGAACTCGACGGCCTTGCGGTCGCTGCCACCGAACACGCCTTCACCGGCGATCGCCACCAGCTTGCCTCCGGGCGCCACCATGTCCCAGGCGTGCATGATGTGGGCTGCATCTTGGCGGTTGCCGAACGGCGGGTTCATCAGGACCGCGCCGTACTGCCCTGGCGCCGCATGCTCCAAGAAGTCGCGCCCCACCAGCTTGTGCCCCTTCGCGCCCAGCAGGTTGCGCAACCGGTCCGACACCTCGATCGCGTGCACATCGCCGCCGGCCTCGCGCGCCGCGTCGGCCAAGTTGCCCGATCCGGCGCTCGGCTCCAGCACCGACATGCCCGGCTTCACGCCCGCCAGCTCAGCCATGCGCCCGGCCAGCGCCTTCGGCGTCGGGAAGAAGTCCACGCCAACCTTCTGACCCACCAGGGCGCGCTCGGCCGCCTTGATCGGGTCGGCAGCCTTCGGGCCGTCGCGGTACATGACGTACTCGGCCAGCGCCAGGCGCAGGTCGGCGTCGGTCTTGATGCCCATGGCGCCCAGGCGCTTCACGGTGCTCAGTTGCTCGCCCAGGTGCCACTTGGCCAGGCTTTCCTTGCCGGCCGCCTTGAGCTTGTCGGAAAGCTCTTGCGCGTCATCCTGCGACAGCCACACCAGAGATCCGCCATCCGTGGCACTCCGGTGTAGCCGGCCTGCTACCTTTGCCGCACCCTTCACGCCCGCCAGCGCCTTCGCCAGGTCAGCGGCCACGCTCGGGTGCAGCGTGATCGTCGGCATCACGGCAGCGCGGATGTCGTCGGGCTCGGGCGGGCGGCCCTTGCGAGCCTGCGAGTCGGCGTAGCTCAGATTGCGGTCGGCCGCATGCATCGCCCGGCGCAGGATCAGGTCCAGCGTCTCGACAGCCGCGCGGCTTGTCACACCGTTCAGGTGGTGAGCCTGGCCGGCGTCGATGGCGTCGGCGAGGTTGACCATAGTGCGGCCGATGGCGGCTTGCGCGCGGGCGTCGGCCTCGGCGCTGGATGCCATGCGGGCGCGCCGCGCGGTGTTGGTGTTGCGGTCGCGGTTGGCTTCGGCTTCGGCCTTCTCGGTCAGGGCTTGGCCGGCGGTGCGGAGCTTGGCGCCGGAGGGGCGGGCTGGTTCGGGAGGTGCGGCGGGGGCGGCAGCAGCCGGCGCAGTGGCGATATCGGTGGCGGGCGCGGCTGACGTGGCCGGCGCTGCGCTCAGGTGCTTCTCGCGGATGAACCATCCGCCCTGGTGCCGGAACGTGTACGGATCGATCGCCTGCGCCTGCTCCTTGGTCAGGTCGGCGCGCACCACGCCGGTTAGGGTCTTGCCTTTGGCGGTGGTGTAGGTGGTCAGGGCGGGGGTGGCCGGCGTGGTTGGTGCATGTTGCTCGGCCGCGGGCTCCTCCCTGTGCCAGCGGCCATCCTTGAACACCAACCCTTCCGCATTGCGGTCGCCGTCGCGCGGGCCATGGTCGGCTACTGCCGCTGCACCAGTCCCATTGCTGACGACGCCGCCTTCAGGGTCTGCTTTCGGCGCAGGCGCCGCGCTTGTTTCTTCTGCAGCTTTCGCAGGTTCGGGCACATGGGTGGGGGTGGACTCCGGGGTGGTGGCCGCGGGTGCGGCGGGCGCCTGGGCGCTGGCCTCGGCGGGTTGGGAGAACAGGTCGGGCTCGGCAGGGCTGGTGGGCTCGGTGTGGCCAGTGGGCTGATCTGCGCCATGCGCACTCAGCGCCTGATGCACCTCATTCGCCGACACACCCCCCAGCACCGCCATCATGTCCAGCATCTTCGCGCGCTGCTCAGGCGTGAACCCCGCCAGCGTGTCCGCCATGCGGGCCGCGCCGCCGTGGCGCTGCAGGAACTTAGTCAGCTTGGCGCCCAGCTTCGGCCCAGCCGGCGCGGCGTGGTGCTCTGCGTCCCCGAACAGCCCTGCCTGGTGGTGCTCAGCCGCCTGGTGCGGCTCCAGCTTCTTGCGCCGCATGCTCATGTGGTCCGCCACCCGCGTGCCGTCCTTGCGGACGGTGCCCTTGACGTGCACGGGGATGTTGACGAACAGGGACTGCTGGGACTTGGCGAACAGGATGAGCATGCGTGGCCTCGCTTGGTGCGGGGCCTAGTGTGGGGTCACGATGCCGGCGCGACGACGGTCACTCGAACTGCTCTTGCGCCCCTGCGCTTGGCCGCTTCGATCTCGTCGGCATCCGGCCAACCCAGGCAGACCTGCCAAGCGTGCTGCTCGTCGTTGAAGCTGGTGTCTGCAAGCATTCGCCCGTCCGGCCAGATGACGGCCCAGGCTTGGGTGACTTCGCGCGGGTGCCAGCCCTGCGTCATTGCGCCTGCCGCTCGCGCCGATAGCCCGCCAGCTCGCGCGCCTGCTTCTTGGCCTCTCGCCGGTCGTCGGCGTGGTCTGGCGAATTCAGCACACCCACCAGCCGCTCGTGCTCGGCGATCAGTGCATCCAGTTGCTGGTCGCCTGACTTGCGCAGCACCACCCTGGCGCCAGCAAGGGCCTTGGTTATGTCGGCCTCACTGGGGTCGAAGGTGCCACGGTTGCCGGTTGCAGATTTGATTTGGTTGGGTCTAAAAACAGCAACATGCCCGACACCGCCATCGCGGCGGACCCACATGACGCCGTCATGTCCGCCTTCATTGGCGATGCGCTGCACCTCTGCGCCGCCTTTGCTATTGATGCCAGAGCCAAACCCATTATGCACAGACATAACACTCCGCCCATCCGGCAGCTTGCCGTCAACGATACGCAAAGGGTTTTGCATGGACACAAAAACAGGCATCACGTTCGGTGAGTCACCTCTGCCGAAGTTATCACCCTCCGCGTATCCGCTTGCTTCTTCCGGGTTGTAGGTCAGGTAAAAAGCTCGGCCAGCCAGTCCATCATCGCTTGCTCCTGCGCGCTTCAGATCGAAAGCACCAAAATCTGACTTGGTGCCGTGATACACCACCAGCGGCTTCCCATCCTTGTCCACAACCTTTGAATTGCCGAACCACTTCTTAAACTCCGGCGTTTCCGTGGCAGGCGCCCGTGGTTTGGCTTGCCGCTCATCCGTGTCAGCGAATAGATCACCAGTGTCTTTCACAGGGCCTTTGCCTTTGTAGGGGTTCGGCCCCAGCGGCTTGGACGGTTCGCGGAACAGGTCGCCTTGCCCAGGGTGCGCGCTGGCTCGGCGCTGGACCTTGGTGCTGTGGGCCTGGACTACGGTGCCGTCGTGGCGGGTGTAGGTGGGGACCATGGACTTGAAGAGCAGTACCAACGGAAGGGCCTTCGCCATCGGGTTCTCCTTCAGTGCCTCGAACACCTCGGGGCCGAACTCGATCGGCCCTGTGTAGGGTTCGACCTTGGACAGATCCACGTCGCCGCCGTCGTAGGTGATGGTCACGTGCGGCCGGTAGGCATCGTAGTCCCATGAGGCGCCAGCGTCGCGGAACTCGCGCCAGCGGCGGCGCAGGTCGGCGCTATCGAAGTGCAGCACCACGGCGCCGTCTTTGCCGAGAGGCGACACGGTGCGCGCGCCGCCGCTGGCCTTCAACTTGTCGAACGAGTCACCAGCCGCGTGCCAGTCCACCGGCTTGCGGCTGTATGCCTGCGTCACGTGCCACTTCTCGGCTGGCATGGGGCTCTTGAATCCCTGCGAGCGGGCCCACGCCACCAAGTCCGCAGCGTTGGTGACAGGGCGGTGGACGTAGAGAGGGGCGGGCTTGGCCATAGCCCTATGCTGCCGTCACGCCCTGCAAAGTAGCCCGCAACCAGTCTCCGAACTGAGGGTCGTCACCGGGCTTGTCGGTGATGACGGGAACCCATCTGCCTCTGCAATTTGGATGTTGGGCGCCGGAAGCGATATGGTATAGCTCATCCGGCTCACGCTCCACCAGCAGATCACCCACGCGCTTGCGAGGCGCCACGCTTCGGCCGACGTTCGTTTTCCCGACCCAAATTTGCCTCTCCCCATCCTTCTCCGGCTCACTCGGGTCAACCACCTCCATCACCCGCCCGTCGATCTTCGCGCACCACGCGCAGACGCCCTTGTACTGCTCCACCCGCTTGAGCTTCTGGCCCGGCTCCTGGCAGGCCACGAACCCCTGATTCAGCGCCTCGGCTGACTCGGTGAGCGCCACGCGCCGCCAGTCCCTGTTCTGCACCATGTACTCATCCTGCAGCCTCGTCTGAAGCGCCGTCGACCACACCGGCCGCCCCGCCAGGTGCGCCTGCTCCACCTCCTGAGCGATCGTCTGGCGCAGTTGCAGCCGCATGCCTTCGCTCACCCTGGTGACGGCATCGGCGCAGCGGTTGCGGGCGAATGACAGCACCTGCCCGGCGAGTTCAGGCCATGCCGGGACGGACTCTGCCGCCAGTACGGCGTCAGCCTGCTTGGTCGTCAGCGTGTCCATCTGCGACTGCACGCGCCCCATGAGGACGGACCGGCTCGCCAGCCAATCGGCCTCCGTGCGCAGGTCGTCCGGGCTCATGTAGCGCTGGTGCAGGAAGTCCACCAGCAGCATGTGATCGTCAATCGTCCATGCGTCTGGCGGCAGAGAGCGCAGGTACAGGCGCACCACGCCAAGCTCCTGATCCGTCCAGACGACGCGATCTGTCGGCGGGCGCGGCTTCGCCTCGCCGGCCTGGTGCCGGTCCCCAGCCAGCCACGCCTGCAGCTCGTCGCGCAGCCTTCCGATCCGCATCAGGCCACGGTCGCTGAATAGCTGAACGATCCGCTCCAGAAACGGGTTGTCGACCGGTGCCCATATCCCATCGCCGTCGCCCTCGTGCCCGTGGGCCTTGCAGAAAATGTCATGCAGGACCGCGTCGGTCTGGCGTGCGGATAGGGCTGCGAGGTCGAAAAGTAGGGCCATGCGGGGAGTGTGGGGTCACGCCTCGGGGCCGGGAAGCCCGCTGGTGATGGCGTCGATATCGCGCATCGTCTCCGCGATCCTGTCCCGCTTCTCGATCGCACCAGCTAGCGTATCGACACCGTGGTCACCCATCACCTGCCACCAGGCGCGGCGGCCGTGGCGGGTGAGGAAGGACTCGGCTTGGTGGAGGAAGGTGTCGGTGGTCATAGGGTGGCCTGCGTTGCGGCTGCGATGGCTGCGACTGCCGCGCGATACTCGTCAGAGTGCATTCCGCCAGTCATCCAGCCGTCAGCGCCGACATGTTCAGCCTCGCTGATGCAGCCGCGCAGCGCCGCCAGCAACTGCGCATTCAGCTCGTGCAGGCGTTGCAGCTCTGCGGCTGCCGCATCGCACTGGTCGTCGGTCAAGTCATGCCAGCGCGTCCGGCTTTTGAGCGCATCAGCCAGCCGTAGCGCCTTGGGTTGCTTGTCGGCGCTCATGCTGCACCGCCATTCCTGCAGAACCCGATGGGGACATTTATGGCGCACGGCATTGGGTAGCCGCATGGGCACCGTTTACCCGGATCTGTGGCGGCCTCCAACTCCTGCACTCGCGCATGCAGACGGCGCAGTTCGGACTGAGCCTGCTTTTGCCACCCCACGCGATACCCAAGGTGCGCGCTATCGGCCAGCGCCAACGCCAGCGGCTTGTCCGTGCTCATGCTGCACCGCCTTTCTGCTCAACCCCATCCGCAAAAACGTGGAACACCAGCGCGCCGCCGTGCATCTGAAAACTGCCGATGTGCCTGCCAACGTTGCTCCCCAGGTCGTGTCCCGTGCCAGCGACGCGGAAGTGGTACACTGTGGGTGGCTGGCTGATATCCACCCGCGCCCACATGCATGGCTGGTCGTTCTGCACCTGAACGCACAGCGGCTCGGCGCCAGCGGGCATCCACATGGTGATCCAGTCGCTCAGCCCGGGTAGCTGGTATTTGTAGACGCGGTGGGTCATGCTGCACCGCCTTCCTGGCTGGAGGCCTCAGTCTTTGCGAGCGCGGCGCGGGTCGCCACCACCATCTCGTCGGACTCGCCGCCTTCGATGCAGTCGGCAAAGCTGTCGACCCAGCCGGACAGCAGGCTGCGCAGTTCATCCGCATGTTGCTGTGCCGGCGTCAGCGGCACCCGCGATGCGGCGGGCGGGGCATGCATGCAAGACCCCTGCGCGTCGCACTCGCCGTCCCCGTGGGTGGTGCACTGGGTGTCGGGAGCGCCGGTCGCATCAATAGCCGATGAATGCGACGTCGGGATCCAATCCGTTGTCGGCGCGAAGTACATGCGCTTGCCATCTTCACGGGTGGTGCACTGATCGTCGGGGTCGCCAGGCTGCGCTTGCCATAGACTGCCATACCCATCTGCGCCGGTGACATCGACGTTCTCTGCGATCGCGCGGATGGTGTCCGCCAGAGGCGCCACCGGAGCAGTGGTCGGCATCGGCCGGCTGGCGAAGAATGCCTTGGCGCGATCGGGGTGGCCGGGCGGCAGATGGTCGGCATGCTGCGCCGACGTCAACCTCTCCGCAGCCGCCTGGCAGATCATGCCAGCCTCGCAGGCACCAGGGTCAGGGCAGTCGCCTGCCATACCCTTGATCTGCTCCAGCAAAACCTTCGTGTAGCCCATTTCGAGCCACTGCGAGTAAGTCACATCACTCATCACATCCCCCAGTAAAAGAGCGCCCATTCTAGTTGCTCTTACTCATTTTTGCTGATAGTTTTACTCAATCACCTGCAAGGTGGCGCGTCGGTTTCGCTCATCCTGCGGTGACACGGGCTCGGTGCTGCCTCGGTACTCGATGCGCATCATCTCGGGGCGCACGCCGGCCGCCAAGAGGAATGCGCTCACGGACTCGGCGCGACGCCGCGACAGGTCGACGTTGTAGGCGGCGGCGCCCTTGCGGTCGGCGTGTCCGATGGTCAGCACCAGCTTGGCGGCTGGCGTGGCTTGCACGTACCTGGCAGCGACGTCCAGGGCTGTGCGGGCGTTCGCGTCGAGAGTTGACTTGTCGAACGGGAACAGGACGGTCACTTCGAACGGCTGGCGCTGCGCCGCGGCGGGTGGCGCTGGCGGCGCAGGCGCCGGTGCCGGCGGCAACGGGTGCACCTCCACCACCGGCTGCGCCACGGGCGCCGGCCCGGCCGACGTCGGCGGCAGCGCCTCGATGGGCACAGGCGCTGGCGCCGCCTTCGGCTTGAAGCACTCGTCCGGCCCCAGGTCGACCGCGCCTGGGTGTGGCGCCACCTCGATGCCGTATGCCGCGCGCAGGTAATGCGCTTGCACGCGCGCCGCGGCGCCGAACTGGCACAGCCGCACCAGCATGTCGATGTCAGCCGCAGCCTGACAGCCGAGCGACACCTCGCGGTCAGGCACGGACCACGAAACCAAGTTGAACAGCAGCGCGGCCGACTTGACGCCGGCATTCGTGCACTTGGCCGCCACAACCATGCCCGGGGCCACCGGTGCCGGGAACACCCACGTCTGCGCGCTCGACTGCGACTGCACGCCGGTGCTCACGCCGGCATTGCTCGCCGCCGCGTCCGCTTGCTGCGTCGCGCTGGACTGCGCCCAGGATGCCGCCGAAGCGACACCCAGGCAGATCACTGCAAGGATGCGCTTCATGGATCAGTCCTCGCCGTGGGTACGAACGGCCACGCCAGCGACGGCGTTTGCCACAGCCGAGGCCATGGACGTGCCGGTGCCGGCCGCCAGGGGCGTGCCGTCGACGGTTACACCGCCCTTGCCCGCCAGGGCGTCAGCCGTGTAGGTCACCCGCGCAGACCCAGGCACCGCACTGGCTGTGTAGTTGCCCGTGGCCTGCCCGCTGGCGGTAATGCCCTGGTTGTCGCCGGCAGCGATGCTGTAGCCGGCTTGCCCTACACCGCTCCCGCCGACTGCGCGCGTGCCGCTGGCAATGGTGGCGCGGGAGTCGCCGAGCGATGTGGCTTGCCCAGTGGCGCCGCCGGTCGACTGGTTCCACGCGATGCCGCTGCTCGACACGTCGAACGAGCCGGCGCCAGGGGTGGCGCTGTATGTGGCGCGGCCCTCGCCGCTGGCGAAGCTGTACGAGCTGCCCATCTGGCCCGGCGCGGTGCGCGCGACGGCGGTTGCCGTGCCGCTGGTGCTGCCCGAGGCCGTGCCGCTGGTGCGGTACTCGCCAGAGCCGCCAGCGGCGGCAGCGAACGAAATGCCGCACAGGGCGGCGGCCAGGAGGTGTTTGATCTGCGTCATGACATTAGCGCCGAAGCGCGGTAGTTGATGACGCAAATTTAATTTATCAGGCCGGGCTTGTGACCCGCCTAGGCGCGGGGGTAGGCAACGGCGCCACGGGGCGCTGAGGAGGATGCACGTTACAAACGACAACGCCACCCGGGGGTGGCGCTGAAGTCTGCGGCGACCTTGTGGCGCGAGACCGCCGCAGATCGGCTATTCGCGTCAGCCGGTTTCCCGGCCAGTGGGGGATGATGACGACTCTAGGCCGATTACCCACCGCTTGTTGATTGTGCCGCTTACGTAGACTGCGGCGATGCACTCCGGCCGTAGGCCCAGCGGCATCCGTTACAACGGCTGTTGACGACCGATCCCATGAGGCAGGGTGCTTACCGCGGGCGCGCACGGGGTGTGCGGCTCGATGCGCAGAGGCCAAGACTGCGCCGGCCATCATCGCAGCAGGCGCTCACCCGCTGTGATGATGGTCAGTGGTGGATTGCCAGGGAGTCGAACCCCGTTGCCCCTAGGGGCTACAGATTTACAGTCTGCTGCAGTCGCCAGTGCTGCTCGCAATCCGGTGGCCCCGGGCCCTTCCCCCGGGTGGTTTGTCAGGCACTACCCCTGCGCGCCCCGGGCTGCCCCAGGTGTTGACGACTTAACGGTCCGCCTCACGGTGGCGCTTATCTCGCGCGCCTCAGCTCGCCCACAGAAAGCCTGTTTTGATTCCCATCGCGCTGTGGGCCGCGGTCCGGAATTTGGTGATGGTCGGTGAAGACTGAGACCCGAGTCGCAGGGGCGGTGATGATCCGCGTATCGTCTTCCGGCGTCGTCCAGCAGACGCCTTCCCTCGTCGGTCTATGTGCGCATTTCTGCGTGCAACCATCACAGATGCCCCAGGCTTGGGACTGTTTGTCGCGCAGTTGCCGGGCTTTCCGGCTGGCGCATCTGTGATAGCTGACGGCCCCACACTCGCATAAGGCAGCGTGTCTCGTGTATCTCCCCATCGCTGGGAACTCCAAGGGGCCAAGCCTTGGATGTGGGGCCATCAAGTCAACGGGCATACGCCGGCTGACTTGATGGCCCGGCGGGTGCCGGGCGCTTTGCTCACCATCGGTGGTCAAACGTATCGATGCGCTGGATCATCGGTTCGTAGACGGTAGCCGCGCGCTTGTCGCGCTCAGCGAAGCACCAGAGCCATGCAATGCATCCGCAGATGCTGCACCACACATCGCCGCGCCCATGGATGGGTAGCCAGAAGGCCAGCACAGACACCACGACTGCTACTGCGAGGCTGACCCACAGTGAAACCGGCAGATTGAACCTGTGCCGCGAAGTGCGAATGATCATGGCTCGCTCGCTGCCTGCTCAGGCCGCCGACGTGATCTGCGCAGCACGCAGCTTCAGGATCGTACCGTCGTCGTGCTTGACAGCGTAGAACGCGCCGCGCGCACCGTTGCTGATGCTGTCGATGACGCCCGAACCGGTGCGGCCGGTGTGCAGCTTGTAGGTGACCTTTTGGCCGATGGTGAAAGTGGTTGCCATGTGAGTTGCTGGTGAGTTGAGGTTTAGCAGAGACACTACTCTAACCTCTTTCAACCAGGCCGATCGGCTTTTTCTTCGCTCGACTGGCTCTGCACGTACTGGCCGATCCACTTTTGCACGTCGTCCGGCGCGTCTTTCAGCAGCCCGGCCAGGAACTCGCGCAGCTCGTCTGACGGGCTGGCCGGCTCACCAGGGCCAGCGGTCGGCGCCTCTTTGCCTTCCCACCGGTGCGTGATAGCCTTGTGCGGCACCTGATGGCTGGCGCCAGCGCCGTCCTTCACGGTCACGCCATCCCGGCCCGCCGCCTGCACCTCGCCGCGGCCGGCGTGCTCGCCGTGCTGGAACGCCACGTGATGGCCCTTGCTTGCCGGCGCCTTGCCCGCCTCGGTCCAGCCGCCTTGCTCGTTCTCGGGCTGCTTCAGCGCCTTTGCGAACACCAGCAGCCTGGCGCCGCCACCATGTGATTTCACCACCATCCGCTCCTCGCGTGCCTCGGGAGGCACTGCCACGAAATGCCGCCGGCCGAGCTGGTCGCGCACCACCATTCCATCCTCGCCCTCGTCCTCGACCTGCATGTTGATGGCCGTGCGCCGCTTGTGCCCGTGCACCTTGTCCCACTTCACGCGGTGCTGCTTGCCGCCGACGTCGACGGTCAGACCGTGCTGCCCGTGCGCCAGGACTTTCGCGGTCACGGGCCCGTCCGGGTGCTTGAGCCACACCTCGTCGCCAGGCGCGCAGCCGGGGATCGGCTGGGCCTGCTGCTGCGCGGCGGTCTTCACTCGTTGATCCCGTAGATCGGCAGCGCCGGCAGGCCGAATGCCTTGGCGACGGTGTCGGCGTCCTGCGGCTGCTCGGCAGGCGCGGCCTGCTCGGGCTGGTCAGGCTTCGGCTGCCCGAAGTCGCCGGCCTGCGGTTGGCCGAAGTCCTGGCCGTCCTCGTCGCCCTGCTGCTCGGCGCCAGGCTGCGGCGCCCCTGGCTGGCCGTAGTCCTCCTGCCCCTGCTGCTGGCTCATCTGCCAGGCCGACTGCAGTGACGGGTTGATCGGCGAGTCGCCCCATGGGTCATCGATCGACTCCATGTTGTCGAGCGCGCGCATCTCGTTGACGGTCATCACCAGCTTCTGGCGCTCGAAAATCTGCTCGGGCGCCTCGTCGTCCAGGCCGGTCCAGCGGAAGACGTACTCGTCGCCCCACTCGCTCACCACGTAGTCGGTGAACAGGCTTTCGTAGTAGCTCAGGATCGGCCGCAGGCCCTTGTCGGTGCTGTGGGCGATCTTCTCCTCGGTGTCGCTGCCGCTGAGGCTCGACGTGCCGGCAGTGAACGCTTCGAAGTTGATCTCGGTCGGGTCGATGGCGTAGATTGCGCACGCCAGGCTCGCCAGGAAGGTCATCCACTTGGCGAACATGATTTCGTTCTGCTCGGCGCCGAAGTTCTCGAAGGCAGCCTTCGACTCCTGATCCTTGCTCACCATCACCGGCAGCGTCCAGGCGTTGTTCACGCCCTTCACCATGGCGTTCCATTGCCTCTTGAAGGCGTTGATGTCCTGCTCGCTGTAGTTGCCGGTCAGGTGCAGCATCCCCTTGGGGATCTTGTTGTTGTCGAAGTACCCCGTGTTGTAGGTGAAGGCGTTCAGGAAGCCCGTCACCACCTTGATGAGGATCTCCGTCTCGCTCAGCCCGTAGCCGCCAGCAGTGACGTCGGCGCGCAGGTTTCGCGGCACATAGATCAGGTCGTCGTAGGTGTACGCGCTGCGCACCTGCCCCTGCACCACCTGCAGCGCGAAAATCTCGTCGTCGCCGTCGTAGCCCTGCTCTGTGCACAGGCGAATGGTGCTGCCGTCGACGGCATAGATGCCGTCGAGTCCCAGGCGCTTGTCGCGCTTCCATTCGGTCTCGATCGGCATGCTGTCGAGCGTCAGGGTCTCGCGCAGGGATTTCGTCATGAATCCCGCAAAGCTGTCGCGCCGCAGCCGCATGCGCTGACGCGCCTTGCGCTCCCAGCCGCAATTCTGGAAGAAGTCCTGCATCAGACCGATGGCTGCCTGCTGGCTGCTGTCGGGGTTGGCCTTGGGGTCTTTCAGCGCGATGCGAAAGCCCTCCCCGCGGCCCACCACGTTCTGACGGCAGAACCGCGCCACCTGGCGCTGGCGCGTCATGATGATCGCATTCAGCAACGGCGTGCCGTGCACCATGGCGCGCATGGCGTCGAAGCTGAACCCGGTCGGCCGCTCGTACCAGTTGCCCTGGATGTTCAGTTGCACGTCATCCAGCCACACAGACTGCTGGCCGGGCTTGTGCTCGCGCGCCGCCATGCTGGGGAAAGGCACCACGTTCTGCGCATGCATGGCCTTCTCCATGCTGTCGGCCTCGTACTGCTCGCGCACGTACTGCACCAGCTCCAGCATGTTGGAGCTTGGCGCCGCTGACGGCATGTGCGCCTTCGTCAGCTCGCTCAGGGCGTCCTGCCGCTCGTCGTCAGGAGCGGCAGGGTTGAAGGCGACGTGGCGTGCGGTGTCCATTGGGGGAGGGTAGCGTCACGATGGGAGTGGGTTAGCGCCGGATCGACGGGATCATGCCGCACACTCTGAGAGACAGAAAGAAGTCGGCCGCCCCATGGTGAGGTCGGCCCATCGCTTGAGCCAGTCGAGTATGTGCGTCATCAATGATCACTCCTCGTACGTAATCGACCAGATGATCTGCGAGGTGGCTGTAATGTTTGCAGCCTGCAGCGCCGTGGACGACGAGCCGCCCTGGAATAGGGTCATCTGTGAGGTGTTCGGATCAATCCGGCCGTAGAAATACGTATTTGCACCGCTCAGTGTGACACCTGAGCAATCCAGTACGCCGGTATATCTGATATTGGTAGCATTAATGCAGGTGGACGGCAGGCTGATCTGAATATTACCTGTCGGCGCTACTGTAATGGCAGAAATAGTGATCCGTCCAGCATACGTGCGCATGTTGCCGTTTTTTGAACTGCGTGCGACCTGTACCGTATAAGTAAACGTGCCGGCTGTACCGGTGCCGGACAGCACTGGCGTGAAGCTAGCCGGAGCCGTGCGCGTGGCCAACTGATCACCGCTGGCGATGCGCTGCGAGCCTGCGCCGTCCAGCGTGATAGCCGCCGTGTGCGTATTGCGGTCATAAACCGTGATATTCAAGCACGACGGGAAATCGTAGACCGCCGACGTTATGAGTGCAGTGCCGCCAGCAAAATAAACATTGGCGATGCGCCCAGTCCCAGTACCGTTGCTGCTGGATGTAAATGCCTTCCTTGCGCCACCGAGGTATAGCCCTGTAATGTTCCAGATCGATGTATTTGACAACACCCAAAAATCAGGTGCTGGAGATACCGTTCCTGGTTCTGCATACCCTCCGAACCAGTTCACATTGCGGGCGAAACCAATCGCAATCTGCGGGTATGTGGCCGGGTCTTCAGAGCAGTTCGCCTCAACGTCACAGCCAATGTAATTGATGGTGGTGTTGTTATTGACGGCTGTGCTTGCAATACCATTGCGGTCATTCTGCCGGAACGTGCAAGAGTAGAACGCAATCAGGTTGCAAAAATCTGCGCCAGTGTTATCCCAACTAAAACCCGTGCCGTTTTCCTCCAGCCACAGTTTGTGATACTCGCACCAATAACCAATGGTTTTGGAATATCCCTTCTTGAAATACTTGATACGGACATTGCGCACCCAAATCGTTGCACCACCATCGACCACGCCGATGGACGTAGAGGCCGCAGCGATACGAGTCGCCTGCGTCAGATAAGGGCCTTCGATATACAGGTCTTCTAGGCCACCGCGCCCACCAGAGTTGATGATCTGCGCAGTGCCATTCGTGCACTGCAGCTTTGACGCCAGCGACGACACCCCGCGCCAGGTCACATTGGTCGACCTTGAGATGGTGCTGTTGTACTTCCAGGTCCCCGCCGGGATCAGCACGACACCCCCGCCAGCGGCTGCCACGGCGGCATCAGCAGCAATGATCGCCGCAGTGCAGTCGGCGCCAGACACAGCCCCGTACGCCGCATCAGTGATGCTGACGCCGATAGCAGATGTGCGCGATCCGAGAAGCTGAGTTGCCGCCTCAACATTGTCGGTCGCAAAATACCCCCGGGCATCCTGCAATCCCACCAGCGCCCCACCCTGACCCGCCGCAGTCCCCCGCAGCGCCTCCAGCCGATTCAGCAACGCCTGCGCCTGCGCATTCGCCGTGCCGCCAGGCCCGCCGATGGCTACGGTGCTGATTTCATGCTGCGGGACGTTGTCCCAGCCGGGGGTGGGGGTCAGGTTAGCCATGGGGGCATGATGCCGTCACGCCGCGGTTGGGCGCCACACCTTGATGCCTGCGGCTTCGGCTCGACGCACCATGTCGGCAGTGCCTGTGCCGCCTGGGAAGGCCACCACGCCGTCAGGGCGCCCACGCTCCAGCATGTCAGCGTTGCGCCGCGGCCCAGCGCTACGGTCGATGCCACCGCCAACCACGGGGCGCCAGTTGGCCGGGTAGACCTCCATGGGAATGCGGCGAGCGATGCACCAGGCCCTGGCGTGCTCATCGGCGCCGGTGGCTGCCCCATGGATGACACAGGTCAGACCGCGCTTGGCGTGCACACGGTCAAGCGCTGACCAGACGGCATCGCGGTCAGCGTAGGAGCGCCCTCCGGTGACTAGGATGCGCATGGTCACGCCTCAGCCGCGTACAGGTCACACGCCGTGTCGCGCGCCGCCACGTTGAAGCCTCGCTCGGTGCACTGGCCGTCCATGTAGGCCGTGCAGGTGCCGCAGGTGCCGGTGACGGTCGGGGCGGTCATGATCTCCACGACGCGGGCGGCGTGGGCGGATGGGACTTTGGAGAGGTCGAGCCTCGCCATGTCGTTGTCCAGTTTCGCGCTCATGGTGGACGACTCCTCGGGCATGATGAAAAGCGTCGTCCCATGCGCGCGGGCCCATGCGACATCGCACAGCATGTTCGCATAACTGAAGTGCGGGTCGATGCCGATTTTCTTGACGACGCGCTTGTACTTGTTCGTCTCGTCGTCCTTCTCGGACACCAGCGCGGTCTTCGTGAAGTGGTGCCACGCGATCGGCAGGACTGGCTTTTGCTGCCTGGCGCCTGACTCGACCACATCCTGCACCAGCCCCTGCGCGTCCGGGAACAGGCACAGCGGGGCGGGCGCGCCGGTGCGTGGGTCAGTGTGCGTGAACCGCGCCATGCTGACCTGCATGCACTTGAACTGGTCCATGCGCAGCGTGTAGCGGTCGCGCGCATCCTCGCTGGTGCGCCTTTCGCTGGTGTCCAGCTTCATGGCGTCGCCCCACTGGATCATGCCTTCCGCCACCTTGCCGAAGCTGTCGCAGATGAACACCCGACCAGGGTGGCGGTTGGCGAAGCGCTTCGCGTCGTTGTAGTTCGGGTTGATTTCGACCACGCACGCATAGACGCCGAATGCCTCCATGAGCGCGCTGCACCGCTGGAAAGGGTCGGCGTCGTAGACCAGCTCGGCGTGCACCAGCGCCTGCCGGCCATCGTCCAGCCGACGCTTGATCACCACGACATTGAAGTTGCCCATCTGGTCGATGCCCATGAAGCAACCCTTGCCGCGGGACTCCCACTGCAGGCCCATGGCGATGCCCTGGCGCTCGGCCTCGCGCAGGTGCTCCAGCGTCACCGGAACCTGGCTCGGATCCAGATACGGCTTCCCCAACTTGCGGTTGAAGAAGTTCTTCATCGACTCCGCGAACCGGTAGGCGTCCCAAATTTCAGTCGGGCTGATCGTCGGGCTCAGCATCTGCGGGAAGTGGATGCTGCGGATCCGCAGCGGCCGGTCTTTCTTGGGGATGTCCAGATTCACCGGCGGGTCGGCATCCGGGTTTTCGGCGATCCACTCGCCGTCCTGCGGGTCATCGATCACGTGCCCTGCCCGGCAGGTGTACCGATGCACACCCGTGGCCTCATCGAACTTGAAGCACTGCGGAAAGTACTCATCGATGGGCTCAGCCACACCGCATGTGCGGCAGCGGGTATGGAAGCGCCGCCGACTGCCGCGCTTGTACCAGTGGTGGATGTCGGCATCAGGCCAGTTGGCGGTCGACCCCATCAGCACGAAACGCAGCGGGCTGGCGCTCAGGCGCTCGATGGTCTTCTCCATCTGCTCCAGCGTCATTTCCTGCACTTCATCGAAGCTCAGGACGTCCATGGGCACAGACTCGGTGGTGGCCCGGCCAGATGTCCAACTGAACACGAACAGCGCTTCACCAATGCGGCGGCGGTTGACGTTGCCCTCGCCCTGCTTGCGCCCGCTGCCGTCCGGCGCGTCCTGAGTCATCAGCTCGTGCACGCTCGGCGTGGAGCGCACGATGGGCATGAACCGCTCGGTCGACTTCAGGCCGGCGAGGTTCATGTCCGGCAGGAACATGCCGACGATTGCCGGCCCGAAGCGCAGGCCCAGGTAGATGCACGCAAGCATCTCCATGACCGTAAAACCCACCTGCGCGCATTTCATCAGCACCAGCACCAGGCGGTAGGCCTCATCCTCAGTGCTGGGCACTTGATCGTAGATCCATGCCATGGCCGGGCGGTCGTCCAGCTTGAACGGCTTTCCGTCGACTTTCATGCCCTTGCGGCCAAGCTCCTCGCACCAGTCGCGGAACGTCACGCCCGCCTCGATGCCGACCTTTGCCACCCGATAGCCGGTCTTCTCCTCCAGCTTCGAGATCAGGCTCGACAGGCCGCTGCGGTAGTCCGGCAGGCCCCTACGCCTCTGCACAACCCCGCGCACGTCAGAACGCCGTGGTGAACATCGTCATGCCGCGCTCGTTGTTCAGCGCCCGCAACCTGTCCATGATGCGGTGCTGGACATCGGGCGCCTCTTTGCCGATCTCCTCGATGATCGCCTGATAAAACCCCTGCATCGTGCGCAAGTCCCAAAGCTCCTGCACGGTCTTGATGCTGGTCTCGATCAGGCTGGCACGCCGCGCGATCTGCTTTTCGAACAGCATCGGCTGCTTGATGCTCTCCTGCCCGGTCTCGGCGTCGACCTTTGTGCAGTACGCGCGCAGCATCAGGGCGTCGGAGTACAGGTGCCGGATCTCGCGCACGAAGTCGATGTTCTCCAGGCCGGCTGACCCGGTCCTGGCGATGTACTCCGGCCGCGGCGCCGCCGGCAGTTGATCGGCGATGTGCCGCACGGCCTGCTGGCTGGCCTCCTCGGTGCGATACACCTTGTCGTCCTTGAGCGACCGGCGGATGCGGCTGACGGCGGTCTTGAGCTGCGCGCCCTCCGGTGCGCCCGCCTTTACCTCGCGGATCCACCGCCACATGCTCGGCGCCGACACGTCTGGAAATTGCGTAAGCACGGCCTCCCAGTCACCATTGCCGCGCGTGCTCAGGTGGACTCGGATTGCGGCCTCAGCCTCGGCCCTGCGGGGGTGTTTTGTCGCCATGCGTTAATGGTGGTGTCACGTCTATCAATGCGCACTATCAACTATCAACCCACTGTCAATCACTGTTGATAGCGCGCCACTCAACCTCGGGAAGCTCGAAGTGCGCGGGCGTGCGATCGCCCTCCGGCGGCCGGCGCACCTCTACGCCCAGGCCTGCAGGCAGGAACGTCATCGCCACGTCGCGCGGCAGTCGGCCACGCATGGCGCGCACCGTGTCCTGCAGCATCCAGGCCGGGAACCCCTCGGGGACCGCGACCACCACCAGATCACCTGGCCGCACAGGGCGGGCAACAAGGTCTTTCATCATTCCCCCTTCGCTGCCGCGACAAAGCGGCGGATGTCGTCGTTGTGCTGGCCGTAGCGCTCGACCACGGCCACGAATTCCTCCACGTCATGTCCGCGGATGCACCAGATCGGCTGGCCCGTCACCGGGTCGAACCGGTCGGCGCCGTGCTTGTCCACGGCCTGTCCGCAGTGCATGAGTTCGTGATAGACCAGAATTTCCCGCTGCAGCTCGCTGGCGGCTTGCCAGTACTCGGTGTCCAGCACGATCAGGAAGTCGATCGGCGGGTCATTGCCGAACCGGTCCGCCAGCAGCCAGTCGAACAGCGGCTTGAGCGATCCCTGCACGGTCGGCAGGTAGCAGGTGCCCAGAACCTGGCGGCCGGCTTTGATGACCGGATCCACCCGCATCAGGTACACCACGCGGGCCTCGCCAGCGCGCAGGTGCTCGAACTCGGGCAGGCGCAGCAGGCGGTCGGCGATCTCGGCCGGGCCCGGGCGGGCGGGGATGGTAAAGCTCATGGCTTGCGCACCCGCGCCACCAGGGCATCGACGCGGGCCGCCAGCCCGGCCACGTCGTCCAGCGGCTCGAACTGCTGGCGCTCGTCGGCCAGCGTCTCGGCATAGCCCTTGAGCTGGTCCAGCGAGCCGGGCTGACCAGTCGCCACGCGCACGCCCTCCGGACTGAACAACTGAAACGCCGCATCGCTGCCGGGCAGGTGCTTGATGGCGTAGCCCGTGGCGCCGAGTTCGATCCTGCCGTCAGGCAGGGTGTGCCAGGGGTCGGTCTCGAACAGGCTTTCAAAGCTGTCATCGATGGCGCGCTCGCGCCGCCGATCGATGAACGCCGACACGGCGAACGACACGGCCATGCCCATCAGGGCGCCAGAGCCGGCCAGAAGGAAAGGGTTAGTTGCGTCCATTTCATCCCTTGTTGGTCCCAGCCACAGCTTACGCGCCACGACCGGGCCGGCGCTCACAGTGTGGCGCCGAGGTGGAAGATGCTGGCGGGGACGCGAGCCACCAGATTTGCAGCCTCCATGCGCTGCTTCTCCAGCTTGCGCTCGGCGACTCGCGCCCGCCGCTCAGCCTGCGTCAGCATCGGCGGCTTCTCGGCGTTCGGCCGGTTGATGCCCGACGCATACACCGCGCGCAGGTAGAGCCTGCCGTCCGCGTCGCTGCGCTCCCAAGCTTTGATGTAGGCCCGGCGATGCCGCTTCGTGCCGCGCCACGTCTCGCTGCTCATGAGCTGGTTCAGCGCGCGTGAAATGCCGGACCGCAGGCACGTGGGGAAGTGCACCTCGTGCAGGACGATCGCCGTCATCGGGCCGTGCTCGCGCAGTGTGGCGATGATCCGCTCGGGAAGCGAGCCGGTGCGCTGCTTGCGGGTGACGAGTTTGACGCGGGCTCTGGCCGTGACCGTCATACCTCATCCCCCCAAGCCATCCACCCGATCAGCAGCATCACCCCAGTCTGCACGCCAAGCACGGCAGCGCCGGTGACATCCAGCCAGTCAAAGCCGGTCAGCGTGGCGCCTGTGGCGACGTACCAGCCGAGGTCGGCCAAGCCCCACAGATAGCCGGAGAACACCAGCAGCCAGCCGATGCAGACGGCCGCCAGGGCAGGGATGCGGCTCACAACTCCACCCCCGCGGCCTTCAGTTGCTCCATCTGCATCTGCGCCCACGCCAGCGGCCAGGCGATGGCGCGGCGCTGATCCATGCCGGCAGACCAGTTCATCAGGTGCCCGCGCCACTCCAGCAGGCGCAGGTAATCGGCGCGGTACTGCTCGTCGACATCGCAGGCATCCCATTCGGCATCGAGCGCATACTCGGCCTGCTGGCAGACGACGGGGCGGACTGGGGCGGGGGTGGGGTCGCGGAACCACGCGGGGACGGTGGGCGGGGCGCTTGCGACGAGGAGGAAGAGGGGATGCATGGCAGTGGGGCTGGTTGGTTAGTAGAGCCTCAAATTTACTACGTGGCGGGTGGGGTGTGGATTGGGGTTGGCTATCGGGCCCGCTCAATCGATTGCATCACCACAATCTCCGCGGGCACCTCGATCGACCGATCAGGGTTCTGCCGGCACCTCAGTCCAGCATCCACCGCGCCGCGAATCCTGATCCCGCACCCGCACACCACCCATGGCCGACGCCCCAGCGCCTCGGTTCCGCAGTTGCTGCAGCGGTAGCGGGTTTCCTCGCCTTCCGTGTCCTGGCTCAGCACGCGGCCACCGCAGGCGCGGCAGACGTGCGGCTCGATCGTCCAGCCGCTCACCAGAGCGACCCCTGCGGGGTTCCGGTAGCGCCGGACAGGTTCGGCTTGCCGTTGAACGCAATCGCCACCTCGCCGGTAGCGTCGCGCAACAAGCCGAACACCAGTTCCTCGCGGCTCTGCGTCCACTGGCGCCGCAGCACGCCGGGGACGCCGGCCTCGGTGTAGGTGATCGTCATCGGCACCAGCGGCTTCATGCGGCTCGGGAAGCTGCCCTTGGCGTTGCGCTGCATGCGCCACTCGCGGCCGCGGTTATAGCAGCTCACACACGTCCAGCCTTCGACCAGCCGGCTGCAGCCACGCTGGCACCTAGCGCAGATCATCATCCCCCGCAGCGGGTGAGCGTTGGCGCGGTCCTGCCCCGCATGCTCCGCCCCGACCCTGCACCCCTTGCACCTCAGCATCCCGTCGCCCGCCGTAGCGCGCCCCCAGTTCGTCGCGCACTGCTCGGGCCCCAGCGTCGCCGCCAGGCGGTCGCACCGGAAAAACAAGCGCCCTTGGGGCGCCCATTCCGGGGTGAAGTAGGTGACTTTGTGCATTTTAGCTAGCCTTCTATCCGCTCCCCTCATTGTGCCTGTTTTCTGCGCAATCCACCCAGGAGAACCCGTGAATTACCGTGCAGGTCAGCAACGGTAATACCGGTTCGGTTCAAGTAATACTTCAGGTAATGACGCTAAGTTGTTGATCTTGAAGAAGAATTTTTTCTACTTACTACTTACCTTACCAATATTACCATAGATATAAACACTATGAGAGAAATATATTCATTCATTCATTCACTGTATAAATGAATGAATGTTTATATGTCTTTCTCTCTCTATATGTCTTTTTGGCCGGTAACAGGTAATTTGGTAGGGTTAGAGCTAAGTCGTTGATTTCATTGATAACTTTCCTAACCGTTGATGGTATTTGCTCAACGATTTCGCCCTGAATCTATTACCGACCAGCCAAAAACATTCATTCACAAGCCATCCAGTGAATGTCGAAAGCTCATACACTCACTCCTCCTCATCAAGTGAATGCATGTATGCCAACCACCACCCACAACCTGCTCGACATCCACTCAGCCATCGGCGCGAACGACGCGCAGCGCCCTGAACGGTTCCTGGCGCTGCGCCAGACGACCGCCCTGGTGGCTGAACTGCGCTGCGAAGCCAGCACCACCCACGCCACGCGCGAGCTGGCCTTGGCCTATCTCATGTGGCTCAGCCCGGCCTTCGCTGCCAACGTGCTGCGCTCCTGCGGCCTCACGCCGACCGCGCAGAGCACCACCGCCGAGGTCGCCAGCAAGGTCACCGGCGCACTCGCCGGCATCGACCTGCTACCGCCTGGCGGCCGGATGACGCTGACGATCGAGCCGCACAAGGTGCCCACGACCCGCTCCCACATCAGCAACACCGGCATGCGGATCGGCCGCAGGTTCACCACCAGCTACAGCATGCGCACCAGCCTGATGACCATCGAGCGACTGCGCGAGGCGCCGGCTCCCGCACCAGTCAAGCCCGTCGCGGCGCCGGCTCCAGCCCCCTACCGCCCCCACGGCTGGATCGACTACGACCCCAGCAACGAGCAGCACGCCTCCTGGGGCTCGCGCGAGGCATTCGAAGCCGCGCAGATGGAAGCCCTGACCGCCGCCATCGACCAATAGCCTCCGGCAATCGACTTGCACAGACACATAGCAACTTACAGTGCAACCCCTCATCCCGGGTGGCTGCAATGTAGTAAATTTCAGTCATGCAAGCCGACTACCTCACCGCCGACCCCCTCCTGCTGTGGTCACAGCAAGTGCACGCCGACTGGCTCACCCTGCCCGTCGACGTGCGCCTGCAGCTCGACCAGCAGATGGGCCTGACACCCGCCGCTGACGCGACCGCCGCCATCGACGCCTGCGCCAGCATTGCAGCCGCTATCGAGTCACTGGACCTGATAGCAAACCCTCATGATGCGTGGGTGTGGCTGTAGTAAATTTTAGGTGTGGCGGATGGGTCGCTACGCAATGCACAAGGAGCCGCACCATGTACCTCATCCCCGAATTCGCCTCTGCCGGAGCTATCCCCGCGCCCGCCATCGCAGCCCTGGCGCCCGCCTTCGGCAAGCCCGGCCTGCGCACCAAGCGTGCGATCGATGCCGACGAGGTCGCCACCCTGGTGACGCACCTGGGCACAGCCAAGCGCCGCGTGCGCGTGTACAGCGCCTGGGGCTTCGTCCCCAACAGCTACCGCAACCGCTGCCAGATCCAGTACGTGGAAGCCGTGCTGGAGGCCGGCGTGTGGCACATCTCCACCGGCTGGTGCGGCGCGCAGCGCTCGGGTGGCTCGGCTGCCATGGTGGTGGTGCAGTGACCACCCTCGAACGCCAATGCGCCGCCCTCATGGCCCGCAACAAGATACCCGCCCTCTACGCCATGCGCCACAGCGACCCCACCGCACGCTCGCGTGTGCATTACTGGGTGCGGGTGCTTCGCCTGGTATCGCCATGACCACGCGCGCCACCATCCTCATGCAACTCATCAGCGCCTGCTGCTGCGCTGCCGTCGTCTGGCAGTGCTATGCGGGCGCTGCGGACATCCTGGCGCGTCGCCAACCCATCGCCACCACCACAACGCCGGCACCACCGGCACAACCGACATGACCACCACCATCCGCGCCAAATTCAGCCTGCGCGCCCTGCGCATGGCCGCCACCTGCCGTGCGATCGCCGACATCCGGTACTACCTCAACGGCATCCACGTCCTGAAGTACCCCGATGGCCCCGGCGTGCTCGTCTGCGGCTGCGACGGCCACGCCGCAGCTATCGTGCACGACGCCGATGGCGACATCGTCGGCGCGTCCGACATCACCATCGCGATCAAGCCTGGCCTGCTCGCCGCGGCTGCTCGCGTCAAGAGCAAGCCGGACATGATCGCCGTGCTGGACGGCCAGCGCCTGAGCATCAACTCCAGGCACGGTGCAGCTCACGACGAGACCGAGCAGTTCGTGTCGCCAGGGCCTGCACAGATGACGGGCAAATTCCCCGACATCATCCGGGTCATCCCCGAGTTTTCGAAGCTCAAGCCCTGCACCGCTGGCGCCGTCAATCCGAAATACCTGTCCCAGGCCAACGACCTGGCGTCTATCGGTGCAGGCCGATTCTCTGGCGTTCGCCTGTGGTCTGAAAACCCGCAAAGCGCCGTCGCCGTGCAGTTCATGCACATCCACGAGGCGCTGATGATCATCATGCCGATGCGAGACGATGCCTGCGGCTTCGACCTGCTGGCAAAGCTGGAGCGCCGCAAAGCGACCCGCCCCGCCATCGGCACGCCGCTGCCCGGCAAGCAGCCTAGCGATGCCGCGCCAACCTACCGCCAGCGCAGCCAGCAGCACCAGTTCCCGCCCGTATGACCACCATCCGCATCAACCTCACCACCCTGCAGGCGCAAGCCTGCCAGGAAGCCGCGGCACGCCGCGCCGAGGACACCAGCACGTCTGAGCAGTACCGCGCGCACTGGCGCGGCCTGTCGTTCACCGCCGGCCACCAGACCATCGACGCCACCGACGCCGATCACCTGGCCGCCGACCTTTCATACCGCTGCACGCTGCTGCGTGGCGGTCCCGAGTTCCTGCCACGCATCGCCAGCCTGCGGGCTGTGGTGCGCAAGCTCCGGTTGGAGTTGGCTGTATTGGAGTTGCAATCATGAGCAAGCACACACCAGGGCCGTGGCAATTAAACCACCTCGACAAGACGCAGGTATGCGACAGCGACAGCAAGTCGCGTGGCTGCTCGCCCATTGCATTCGTTGCGCCAATAGGTCCACTGGACGAGCGCAGGGCAAACGCTCGCCTGATCGCCGCGGCGCCTGATCTGCTGGATGCTCTGCTAAATATGCGAGGTCTTTTTGACACTCCAATCTACAGAAGAAAGTTAGCAGATGATGAGCTTTATATTGAGTCAATCAAGCAACTTCGCGCAGCCATCGCAGCCGCCACCACCAAAGACTGACATGCCCACCCCCATCCGCGACATCCCCACATCCGGCTACCTCATCTGCAACGGATGGGTCGAGCAGTTCGGCCCCAGCCTGGCGCGCACCGCCGACGCTGCCGAGGAAGTCCGCCAGCAACGCCGCGACAACCCCCAGGTGTGGGAGCTAATCCCCCGCCGTCGCGCAGCCGAGCGCGAGGCCGAGTTGGAAGCCGAGCGCGACATCTGGCGCGACCTGGCGCTGCGGCGCAAGGAGAAGCTGGATCGGCTGGAGGCGGACGGGCCGGGCGTGGAGGCACGATAGGCTGAGTGCATTGGCGTGAGTGGTGCCATAGGTAAATCTAACAACACAAGAACGGCTGCGCGTAGCAGAATTCAGTCATCGAACAACGCAACCAACCAAGGAGCCCATCATGACCCGCAAACAGCACCGCGCCAGCGTCGTACTCGATCGAGTGTTGAGGCAGGCGTACACACAGATCGAGGCAGCGCACCGGCCACCGGCAGAGGCCAACTACACATCGATCCTGTGGGCTGGCGGCCCCGGCTGCCGCAAGATCATCCGTCGCCAGCCTGGCACGCTGTGCGGCTGGATCTATCACGACACGGGTACTCCTGTCGGCACACTCTGATCGCCCGCGCCTCCTGATCCCACCGCTCAGCCCCTCCCCCAGGGGCTGACCAGTGCGACCACCCGCGCCGCCCGGCTGGCGGCACCTCCCCACAAGCAGCCCCACCATGAACCTCCTCACCCGCATCATCACATTCAAAGACCGCCTCAAGCTCTCCCTGCTGGAGGACGAGATCACCGACCTCAGCGCCGACCTGCTGCTGACCGACCCCGGCAGCGAGGCGCACGCCGCACTGCTCGCCACCCTGGAGCGCGAGGAGGCGTCCGCCAAGGCCACCGCCGAACGACTGCGCGCCCGCCTCGGCTGCGAAGCCACCGCCACGCCCTTCGAGTCGATCATCTTCGGCATCTGCTTGGCCGCCGTCGTCGGCACCGCCAGCACACTCGCGTCCGCGGCCCTGCGCGCCTCCTGACATGCGCATCCGCCACCTGCTCGCAGCCGTGGTGGTCGGCTGGACGGCCTACCTGATCGGGCAAGCCGATGGCCGCCAGCACGGCGCCGCCAGCGCCTGCATTGCGCCAAAACCCGCGCCGGCCAAGGCGCTCCTCTCGACTGCCGAGCGCGGCGAAATCTGCACCGCCTGGTGGTTTGGCAACGACAACCCCGCTCACAAGGCGGACACCGCGCGCCGGTTGTGCGGTAGAAAGTGACTCCATGAAATCCACCCTCATCGCCGCCACCCTGGCCCTGTCCTGCGCCACAGCCAGCGCGCAGTTCCGCTCAGCGGGCGAAGTCCTGTTCAACATGAGCCAGCCGCCCAGTCCGCAGTTCGTGGACTCCATGGGCTACGTCGCCGGCCTGTGGGATGCCGCAGTCGGGTTCCTGATCTGCGCTCCTCAAGGCACCACGCTGGCCATGGCGATGAACACCGCCAAGCGCGCGCTGGTCAACTCAAAGGAAGGCCCCTACGCCCCCGCAGCGCCCATCATCATGCGCGGGCTGGTGGCAGCCTACCCCTGCAAGCAGTCATAGACATGTCTCACCGCGCAACGAAGCCATGGAGCATCGGCGAGCGGAAAAACCAGCTCGACGTGTTGATGGACGGCCGGCGCGAGGCGCCGTGCCACTACTGCGATGTTGTGGTGCACCGTCGTCGCATCACACTCGACCACATCAAACCCATCTGCGAGGGCGGCGGCAACGAGTCCAGCAACCTTGTACTGTCATGCCTGCCGTGCAACCAAAAGCGCGGCTCGATGAGCTATTTGGGGTTCCTGCGCCTGATCGGGCTCGCGGACCAAGACGCCACGCTCACCAGCGAAATCGCTCGACTCCTATGATGCGCTGCACAACCTGCGGGCTCACCACGTCGCGCGTGCTTGAGACCCGGACCATGGAATACGGCGTCTGGCGCCGCTACAAGTGCGCCGATGGGCACCGCTGGTCGACCTATGAACTGGTGGACTCGGTGGTCAAGGCGATCGGACCCGCTCGCGTGAAGGAATGCGCCGGCCGGGTCGAGCGAGGCATCAAAGCCCGCCAGCGCGCGGAGTCGACGCGGGAACTGGTGCTGCACCTGCTGGAGCAGGGTGGCACGGCGACGTCGGCCGCGCTGGAGGCGGGGGTAACTGAGGCCAGGGTCAGGCAGATACGGGCTGCCAGCGCGCCAACAACCAGCCAGCCAGGGCCATAGAACCCTCAAAAACAACAAGCCCCCACGCGGGGCTTTTTTGTTTCCGCCACCGCCCGTATTCGGCAAAAATATCGCATGTGGCTCAAGATCAATGACGTGGTTGTTTTTTACAGCGCCATTGAGTCCGTGTGGTACGCGCCGGACTCTAGGGAGGTGGTGGTCCGCGCGTACTCCGGCAGCGAGTACCGCCAGGCGTGCCCGAGCATAGCGACGGGCGATCAGTGCGTGGCCGATATCCGGGACCGGATCGGCCTATTCCACAAGCGCCGAGGGCTGGCGCCAGCACCGCCACCGGCGCCAGCCAAGCCCCCGCCCAGTAGCCGAGGCCACTGCTAGAACGGCTCGTCCAGATACCGCTGCTGCCCCAGCACTCGCGTCAGCGGCACCCTAACCACCTTGGTGGCCGTGCCGTTGATCGACATCGGCTGGTTGTCGTTGCGGTCTGCGCCCTTGATGCGCAGCAGCAGGCCGCGCATGTCCTGCTCGTATGGCGTGCCGCGCATGAGTTCGGTCAGGCCAAGGCTCTTGTTGGCGAACACCAGCCAGTCCGGCGTGAAGCGCATGCCATGGCGCGTCAGCGTAGCCTCGGCGATCGACTTGCCGATGTCCAGGCCGTTGTTCGACTGTCCGCGCGCCTCGCGGATCAACTCGTACACCGTGGCCTCGATGCTGCCAGACACGCGCACACGGCGCTCCAGCAGGGCGGCAAGGGCATCCTCGCTGGTGTCGCCATCCGCCTGGTCTCGGTGCTCGCTCCAGTCGTATCGGTCGATCCACTCCAGCGCCTCGTCATGCCCGGCAACCTCTGTGGACTGCAGCGACCATGCGCCCGCCAGCAATGTCCCGTACTGGTCGCCGTCGCGCACGCTGCCAAACCGCTCGCTGGCGGCCCGACTGAATACGCCGATGTTCTGCAGTGTCACCGGCAGCAGGTCGATCGAGCGGCGCAGCAGCCTGGCGGGCAGTTCCTTGTCGGCGCGCAGAGCCGCCAGCGCCTTCGACAGCGCCGCCCACGTCGCGGCCGGGTCTCGGTCCTCGTGCTTCGGGCGCAGGTTGAGTTGGCTGATGCGTTCGGTGTCGGCCTGGTTGCGCAGGCCGACTTGGATGGAGGCGAGACAGAACATGCTGCGGATGTGGTACGCGCTGGCCTCGCCGCCGGCCGTGCCCTTCAGTGTGCGCGCCTGAGATTCGGTTGAACTCTGGCGAATCAGGGCGATGATGCCCTGCACACGGTGTCGCTCCTGATCGGTGTTCTGCTCGCTTTCGTCGTAGAGCACTGGCAGCGCATCCGCGCGCAGGGACTGGCGGATGCCGGCCTCGGTCGAGTTGCCTTGTGCGAACAAAGCCAGTCCGCCTGTAAGGAAAAACAAAAAATCGTTAAGAACTGTTGATTTCCCGGACCCCGGGCCACCCGCCAACCAGACATGCGGACGCCACTTCAGCGCCCCGCAAACAGGCGCCAGCGCAGCCCATCCAGCCGCCAGCGCAGCGCTCCCAGGCTTCGACCACCTGAACTTCATCGCCAGGTCGAGGATCGCCTCGCCTTCATCGCTGGTCAGCATCTCCGGCGCCGGATCCGGCAGCGGCCGGTCCAGCTCGTAGACATACCGGCTCACAATCCGCGTCACATCCGTCACCTGTCCGTCCACCGTCAGACTGCTGCCGTGGTGGTAGACAATGCGCCCGTCGTCCGTCCACGCGCCGCGCCCGCGAATCCGGCTGATGTCGTAGATGCCGCGGCGCGCCGCCACGCGGATGAGCCAGTTCATGGCAGCACTGGCGTCCAGGCCCTGCTTGCCGGGGAAGTATGTCTCCCACCAGTTCAGCGGCGCCAGCTCGATCAGGCCAGCCTTGCCGAAGTCGCCCTTGGTGTACCTCGATATCTGCCGGCGCTCGTGCTGGAACAGGTAATAGGTGTCGTGGTCATACCCCAGGACCGAGAAGTACCCGTTGCGCTCCATGTCCGGCTCGTCGCCGGCCACCGGCATCGGTGGCGGCGGCAGAGTCGGCGGCTCGCTGGGCACGGCCGGCGCTGGCGGCGCGGCGGGCGGGTTCAGCGCCAGGTCGAACTGCGCGACCACCGCGGCAAGCCCTGACTTCTGCGCCAGGTCATTCCAGTCGGTCGGCTCGCCGGGCTCGGTGGGGTCGAACTCCGGGACAACCAACATGCCAGCCACCGCCTCGGCTGCGCGCTTGGCTGACTCGACGCCGGGATTCTTGCCGTCGCCATGCCACTGGTCATTGTCCGCCGCCAGGATGATGCGGCAGCCGCCCAGCTTGGCGCGCAGAGCCTGCGCCACCGCCATGAGGTTGCCGGCGTCGAACGCCACCACCACAGGCCAGCCCATCGCCGCGTGCACGCTGTAGCAGGTCGCGTAGCCCTCGCCGATGCCCACGGTGTGGGTGTCGGCAGTGATCCTGCCCAGGACCGTATAGCAGCCCTGCTTGCGCCCGTTGCGCAAGTAGTCGCGGTCGCGCTTGAGCTTGTTGGATGCATCGCGGAAGATGCCCTGCAGACTCGACAGTCGGCCGGGTCCGGCCCAAATCGGGATGATCAGCGCACCAGACACGCGGCGGCGGACCACCTCGCCGTCATCGGTCACATAGTCGGCATTCCACTCGCCGATGCGCAGCCCTTCCGCAGGGATACCCTTGCGCACTAGATACGGGTGATCGGCTGGCGCCGGCTTGGCGGCATCCCATATCGACTTCGCCAGCGCGGCGGCGGCGGCCTGGTCCTCGGCGACAGCGGCATCCTGCGCGCGACGCCGCTCCTCGCGCTCGCGCTCCATCGCCTGCCGCACCCTCGCGAGCCGCTCGACGTCATCCGCCCGCGACGTGCCGCGCGTGGTGTTCGGCATGCGCCAGCCGACGTTCTGCGCAGCCCATATGACCGCCGAGATGGTGACCCGCACCGCACCGCCGGCCCTCGCGCACGACCGCCACGTCGACCGGGCGTCCTTCTCGTTGTAACAGCTGCCACCCTGGCTCCACCGATCCCACGCATCGAACCCGGCGTCGCCGAACTCGTCATACATGGCCAGCGCCATTCGGGCCCACTCTCTCCGGTCACAGTCAGGCGACACCGCCTGCAAAGCTGACTCAGCAATATCGAGTGTGACGTCTGACAAATCTGTTCCCCTACAGGAAAAAGGTGCGCGGGGTTTACCGGTGTAGGCCGGCACGGGTGGCCACCCACCCCGCGCGAAAGAAGACCCCGGCGCTAGGCCGGGGGATTGAGTCTATGCGACGCGGATGGGCTTCCAGTCGCGGATGAGCGCCTGCGCAACAGATTCAGAGTGCGCGACGCCGGCAATCCCGCCAGCGCGCGTGACCTGCTGCACGAAATGAAGCTGGTCGGGCGTGACGATGCCGCCCTTCTCGCGCTTGCACTCGATGGCCGTGAGGACCGCGACGCGGCACCCGACCATGTCTGGCGTGATGACGATGGACCGCCAGCCGATCAGGTCAGACTGCCCTACGACGGGCTCGCCGCTGGTGAGCGCGAGGCCCAGCGCAACTGGCCTGCCGCCAGGCAGCAGCACGGTGCCGTCCTGCAGCCTCTGCGGCTTGCCGCCACTGGCGAGCCAGGCCTTGCCGCTGTTGCAGCGGAACAGCACGGTGCCGGCCAGGGCCGCTGTGGCGAGCCAGATCGCGCGCTGGTTGGGGGCTTCAAGGCGAGACATAGTTGACGTCCGGTGCCACCCACGTCGCAGCGCCACCGGCCACGCTCTGCTCGACTGCGCCAGACGCAGTCGGCACCTCCTCCCCCCTCATCTCCTGCCACCGCACCAGCGAGTCGATGGCCTCCTGCACGTCCTGCCCGACCGTCTTGCTGCCGCGCTTGCCGGCCGCGACGATCTTCTTGAGCGCATGGAACAGGCACTGGTCCGTGATCTCGAACATCTCCGCGACGCGGTAGAGGTCGATGGCAGTGACGCCGGGTGGGATGGGGCGGAAGTAGTGGCTGTATTTGCGGGTCATGTCAGACCTCAGAAGGGTACGTCGCTGTCGTCATCCATCGGCCGCTGCTGCTGGCGCTGCGGAGCCGCCGCCTGCCGCTGCTGAGCCGGCGCCGCCTGGCGCTGCTGCGGCGCCGCCTGCCCGCCACCACCGCCAGCCGACTCACCCGGCTTGCCCAGCATCACCAGCTCGCCCACGCGGATCTCCGTCGAGTAGCGATCGACGCCATCCTTGTCCGTCCACTTGCGCGTGGTGAACTTTCCCGACACGTAGACCTGCGAGCCCTTGCGCAGGTATTGCCCCGCCACGTCGGCCAGCCCACCGGTGAACACCAGGCTGACCCACTCGGTGCGCTCCTTGCGCTCGCCGGAGGTCTTGTCCTTCCACGTCTCGGTGCACGCGATGCTGGCGTTGGTGATCTTGTCGCCGTTCTGGAACGTCTTGGTCTCGGGGTCTCGGCCGATATTGCCGATGAACGAACAGGAATTTAAGCTAGCCATGGTCTCTTTCTTGCGGTCACCCGCTCAGTTGTGCCGCTCAGCGGCGGAAGTCATTCTCATAAGCCGACAACGGCGGCTCCGGCCGGCGATACTTCTCGCGGATGCGCGCCTTCGCCGTGTGCGTGGCCTGCGCCCAGCCGGGTTTGTAGCCGCGCTCCTTTTCGATGCGCAGGAGGTCTTCGAGGGTCTTGGCTTTCTTGATCTCGGTCTTCCTGACCGCAGCCATCTGCGCGCGCATCTCTGGCGTGATCTCGGCCAGTTCACCGTCGACATGCTCTGGTGAGCCGCCGCGGACCTCGTAGACGTGGCCGCAGGATGGGCAGACCGGCGCCTTGGGGTGGACGTGGTAGCACTTCGGGCACTGCGCCACCGCCGGCCCCTCCTCCTTCGGGTCTTTTTTCTTCCCCTTTTTCTTGACCACACCATCCAGCGACCATTCGCGGATGTCGTCAGCAAACCCGTGCTTGAACGTCAGCCCCGCGTGGTCCAGCACGTAGCACTTCGCGCCCTTCGGCCCCGCCAGGATGGCTGCTCGCCGCTGCTCGACCGTGGCGATCGGCATGCCCGGCGCGTAGATCGTGCGCAGGCCGCGACCGATCACCTGCAGATAGCTGCTCAGGCTCATGGTGGGGCGCAGCAGGATCACTGCGCCGATGGCCGGCTGGTCGACCCCCTCGACCAAAAGCATCGCAAAAGTGATAATTTTGATAGCGCCAGATGCCAGCCCAGCCAGCGCGCGCTCGCGCTCAGCGCCGTCGTCATCGCCTGACAGCGCCACGGCGGGGATGCCGGCCGCCGTGAACTCGGCCGCCACGTGCTGCGCGTGAGCCACGTTGGCGCACCAGGCGACGGCCGGCACGCCTGGGCAGTGCTTGCGCCAGGCGTCGATAGCGCTTCCGGTGATCATGGGGCGATCCATCACCTCAGCCAGAGCGCCACTGTCGTAGTCGCCGCCGACCTTTTTCACCTGCGACAAGTCGACCTGCTCGGCCGGCGCGAAGACAGCCGGCTGCACCAGATACGCCTGATCGATGAGGTCTCTGATGCTGATGCCCTCCACGAGGTCATCGAACAGCCCACCAGCATGCGACCCCAGCCCCTTGCCATCCAGACGGACTGGTGACCCGGTGACGCCGAGGATCTTCAGCTTTGGATTCGACTCGCGCAGCTTGGCGACGATGGTGAGATAGCTCTTGGCCGCACTCAGGTGCGCCTCATCGATCACCACCAGATCAAACCGGTACGGCAACTTATCCAGCCGCCGCACGATGGTCTGCACGCTGGCGACCTGAACACGGCAGTGATGCTGCGGCGTGAAGCCGGCCATGATGACGCCATGCTCGACGCCGTAGTCGGTGAGCTTGCGGCTGGCCTGCTTGATGAGGGTGTCGCGGTGGGCGAGGATCAGGACGCGGCGGCCGAGGGTGGCAGCGCTGCGGGCGATGTAGCTGAAAACAACAGTTTTTCCAGATCCGGTGGCCGCCACCAGCAGTGGCGCCGACCTCCCAGACGCGAACAGTTCACGGACCTTGGAAACAAAGCCCTCTTGATAGTCTCGCAGTGTCACAGATTGCGCGATAGGGACGGCCGGGTAGCGGCTCGGGTCAAGCCTCATTGCCGCGCTCCAGCTCAGCCACAATGCGACGGCCGATCCACGCCACGTTCGGCACAGCCCAGGAGTTGCCGAGCGCCTTGTACATCGGCCCGTCTGGTGGCGGGCACTTGCCGCGCCATGTGACCTGGCTCAGGTAATCGTCGGGGAAGCCCTGCAGGCGGCAGCATTCCATGGGGGTCAGGCGGCGGACTTGCATGGCGGTTGCAACGCCGTTGTGGCGCCTGCTCCCGTTGTTGCTATCAAGCGTTGCATGAGCGTCGCCGAATCTAACGCCGGACTGACTGGATTGAAACGCCACCGCCACCTGACCACCACCATTCGCATGACTGCCGTCATGCCCCATGCTGCGCACCATCGGCCCCCCCCGCCCAGTCCCATCCTCCGACGCCTCAAACCCGTCCGCCTTCAGTGTGTGGGTGACAGCGCCAGTGATGCACTCGGCGGCCTGCACCAAGAACGTCTCAGACTCGAAGTCCATCCGACCGCTGGCGCTGGCGCACGCATTTCGTGCGGTCGCCACATCAATGGGGCCGGTGGTGTTGTTGCCGCCATACGCACTCACCAGAGCCTCGCAACCAGGCCCCAAGTCCTGCCCGGTCTTTAGTAGCGTGGCGCTGGTGGCGCTGGTGGCGCTGGTGGCGCTGGTGGCGCTGGTGGCGCTGGTGGCGTAGGCGCCTATGCCTTCGCAACCGAACGTAGCGCCTGCTCCAGCGCCACCGGCAGCGCCTTCCCCCGCTTCTCGGCTCGGCGCAGTATCCCTGCGCACGCCGTCGAACTCAAAAAGTACCGCGCAGGGATCGAACCCCTTTCGAGCACTTGCGACAACGAACACACGACGGCGTCGTTGGGCCACTCCGAAATATTGGGCATCAGTGACCCGCCACGCGACTGTTCGCGCGGGACCAAACACAGCACCTGCGTTTGTCCATTTACCCCCTGGCGGGAGTAGTGGAAGCTCCTCGCCGGCAAGTCCCGCCAGAAAGCAGCCGAATGCATTGTCTTTGGTGCTGAGGACTCCTGGGACGTTTTCCCAAAAGACGATGCAGGGTTGCTCGTCTCGAACAGATCGAATTGCGTCGATTTCATTGGCGATGGTGCAGAAGGTGAGCGACAGGTTGCCGCGAGCGTCGTCCAGGCTGCGGCGCATGCCGGCCACGCTGAACGCCTGACAAGGCGTGCCGCCGCAGAACACGTCCGGCGCCTCGATTTCTCCTGACCGGATGCGATCCGGCAGCGCCGTCATGTCGCCCAGGTTGGGTGCATCCGGGTAGTGATGTGCGAGCACTGCGGAGGGGAACTTCTCGATTTCCGCCAGCCAAGCCGCGCGCCATCCGAGTGATCCCCATGCGACAGATGCGGCCTCAATGCCGCTGCACACGCTTCCAAATCTCATGCTTTCTCCGCCCCCACCGCACCACGATTAAGCGGCAGGGAATATTGGTGTGACGCCCGTCAGAACACGGCAGGCGGCTGGTCATCCGGCACCACTGCTGGCGCCCTGGCCTTCTCGATCGCCGTCAACTCGGCCTCCAACTGCGTGACGATCAGCACCGTCTTCGGCGTGACCTTGCGCCAGCGGTCAGGCGTGCTGCGCGCCGTGCCGGACTTGCGGCACAGCTCGGTCAGGCTGGTGCCCGCCGCCTTCGCTCGGGCGTCGATCGCATCCAGCCTCTGTTGGAATTCAAGTTCGTAGCTCATGGGGCGAGAGTGTAGCTATTTTCCACCGCCCGCCGGATGGTTTTTGCGTAATAGCCGTGACCTATCGTGATGCGCGATGACATAGCGATAAAACGAGTGCAAGTGCATTGCGTGGCGGGCAAAGGATAGCGCAGAATTGCGCAATCAACACCACAGCAGCCAGCACAGATGACCATCCAGACAATCACCAACGGCGGCGTCTTGACCGACGTACAGCCTGGTTTCGTTGAACAGACGAACGACGAATACCACCAAGGGCCTGGGGTCAGTAAGAGCGACCTGTCGCTGTTCGCCAAGAGCCCGCTGCACTGGTGGCATGCCAAGCGCAACCCGGAGCGCGAGCGCGCCGAGCCGGCCGCGGCGCTGGTGCTGGGCAGTGCCATCCACTCCGCAGTGCTGGAGCCGGACCTGTTCCCATCCGCCTACGCCAGCCTGCCCGAGGACGCACCGAAGCGCCCGACTGACCGCCAGGTCAACGCAGCCAAGCCCAGCGCCGACACGCTCAACGCCATCGCCTGGTGGCGCGACTTCGAGGCCGCCAACGCCGGCAAGGAACTGCTGACCGCCGAACAGTGGACCACAACGCTGGCCGTGCGCGATGCCGTCAGGCGCCATCCCATCGCGCGGACGATCTTCACCGGCGGCCGGGCCGAACAGTCGGTGCACGCCATCGACGCCGAGACCGGCGCGCACATCAAGTGCCGCTTCGACTACCTCGGCGGCATGGCGGCCGACCTCAAGAGTTGCGACGACGCCAGCCCTGACGGGTTCGGCCGGGCTGCGTTCAACTTTTCGTACTACCTGCAGCCGCCCTGGTACTTCGACGTGATGCAGTCGGCATTCGGCGAGGCGCCGCCCTGGTGGGTGTTCGTTGCCGTCGAGAAGAAGCCGCCCTATGCCATCGGCATCTACTACGTCACCCAAGAACAACTCGACCTCGGCCGGCGCCAAGCCCGCCAGCTACTCACCCGCCTGCTGGCCGCTCAGAAGCTGGACCAGTGGCCGAGCTACAGCGACCACGAGGTGCGGGCGCTGGAGTTGCCGGCGTGGGGGGTGAGGCAGATTGAGATGGGGTTGCTGTGAGCCAGTCCCGCCGCCACAGCCTTGCCGAGACCGTCACCAGCACGGCGGTCGGATTCCTCGTCAGCATGGCCCTGACCGCTGTCGTATTCCCGGCCTTCGGCTACCCCGTCAGCGTCTCTCACAACGCAGCCATCACGGCAATTTTCACCCTGGCCAGCGTGGCGCGCGGATACGCACTGCGCCGGCTGTTCAACGCATGGCACCAGCATAAGGATACCGCCCATGCTTCGCCCCACGCCCCTAGGGTGGGTTCTGATCTGCACGCTCATCGCTGATGGGGTGATTGTGTATCTCGTCTATCTGGCGCTCAACGCCACGACATCATGAAAATCAACCACGTCAAAATCTCGAACATCCTCGGCATCGACTCGCTCGAATTCGACGCCGGGCAGTTCACCGCCTTCACCGGCGACAACGGCCAGGGCAAGACCTCGGCGCTGGACGCCATCCGCGGCGCACTCAAGGGCGGACACGACGCCACCCTGCTGCGCGCTGGCGCCGACAAGGGCGAGGTGGTGCTGGTGCTGGACAACGGCGGCAGCATCACCACCCGCGTCACGCCCAGCGGCACCACGCGCGCAGTGAAGGCGGCAGACGGCAAGGCGAGCGCCAAGCCGGCCCAGGCCCTGGCTGCGCTGGTGGACCTCATGTCCGTCAACCCCGTCGATTTCCTGATGGCCCGCCCCGGCGACCGCGCCCGCGTGCTGCTGGAGTCGATGCCGCTGCAGGCCGACACCGAGAGGCTGTCGCAGATTTCTGGCGTGACCGTCACCGCCGAGCCGGGTGTACACGCGCTGGCGACGATCGACGCCGTGCGCCGCCAGGTCTACGACGACCGCACCGGCACGAACCGCGCGGTGCGGGAGAAGGACGCCACCATCAACCAACTGCGCGCGGCGATGCCTGACGCGCCGGCCGGCGTGAGCGGCAGCGAGGACGAACTGACCGCGCAGCTTGCCGCAATCGACACCGCACGCGACGCCACGCTGGGCAAGATCGACCGCCAGCTCGCCAAGATGCGCGCCGACCACCAAGCCGGCCAAGCCGCCCTACAGGCCGAGATCGACGCCATCCGCACCAAGATGACCGAGGCCAACGCCGCCTTCGCAGCCACCGAACTGCGCGCCAGCGCTGCCGCCGAGAAGGCGCGCGCCGACCGCACTGCAGCCGCCGCGCCGATCACCCAGGCCCTGGCCGCCATCCGCGCCAACCGCGACGCCGCCGCCCGCCGCGAGGCCACCCAGGCGACGATCAAGACCATGCAGCAGCAACTGGCCGACCTTCAGGCCGACGCCGAGCGCCAGACCAAGGCCCTGGCCGACATCGAGCAGTACAAGCTCGACCTGCTGTCCGCCCTGCCCATCCCCGGCCTGGAGGTGCGCGACGGCGAGATTTACCGCGGCGACGTGCCGTTCGATCGCCTGAACACCGCGCAGCGCGTGCAGATCGCTGTCGACCTCGCCAAGGTGCGCGCCGGCCGGCTCGGCGTGTGCTGCGTCGACGGACTTGAGTTGATGAGTTCCGACACCTTCGAAGCATTCCGCGAGTCGGCCATCGCCTCCGGCCTGCAACTGTTCGTCACGCGCGTCACCAGCGGTGAGATGAGCATCGAGACGGCGCCGTAATCGCCACACAACAACCGATAGCCACAACCAATCACCCGCCCAACCGCGTAGCTAATACACTCAACCCATGAACACCTACATGCAAATCCGCTTCCCCGACACGGGGCACACCTACCAACTGCCGACGCAGGTGGTGGCCGACCACATGGCAGCCGCTGGCGGTCAGATGGAACTGCCCGCGTGGGCCATCATGGGCATGAAGTGGTCCGACCTCTCATCGCACGCCCTGCTGGTCGACTACCAAGCGCCCGAGCGCGACATGCTCAAGGCGCTGGCGAAGGAAGTCCCGGCCATGACCGCCCCCGGCATCCCTGGCGGCGATGAGGTTGTCGCAGCCCCCGTCGAGCTGCTGCTGTCGGCCGCCGCCGTCGCCGGCCGCATCTTCACCGGCCTGACCGTGACCGGCCCCAATGGCACGCCGGGCTTCCACCTGGCGCTGACCGCCTGCATGCCAGAGGCCGTCACCATGGCCGCCGAGAGCTACCAGTACCTGAGCGACAGCGTGCAGAGCGCGATCAACACCGTCCGCCCCACCAACCAGTAAGCCAACTGACCCCATGAACGACATCACCCCACAAGATCCGTTCCGCCCGATGATTGCGCAATCGCAAATCAACGCTGGCGCAGTCGCAATCGAGTCCGAGCGCGCGATCGCCGAAGTCCGCGGCAAGATCCAGATCGCCAAGATGTTCCCGCGCAGCATGGCGCAGGCCATGGCCGAGTTCATGGACGCCTGCAAGTCGACCGAGTTCGCCGCCACTGCGTTCTACTCCGTGCCCAACCGCGGCACCGGCCCGAGCATCCGGTTCATGGAGGAGTGCGCCCGCTGCTACGGCAACTTCTCCTTCGGCCACCGCGAACTGAGCCGCGGCGAAGGCAAGAGCGAAATCGAGGTGTTCGCCTGGGACGTGGAGCGCAACAACCTCAGCACGCGCCAGGTCACCGTGATGCATGTGGTCGACACCAAGAACGGCCCCAAGAAGCTCACCGATCAAGCCGACATCGACAACAAGATCGCCAACGTCGCCAGCAAGCAAATGCGTGGCCGCATCGCGGCTTTGCTTCCGAAGGCACTGGTGGCTGCTGGGCAGGCAGCCTGCCGCGCCACGCTGGCCGGCACGAATGACAAGTCGATCAGCCAGCGCGTGAACGACATGGTCACGGCGTTCGGCAAGTACGGCGTGGGCGTCAAGCACCTGAGCGAGTACGTCGGCCACTCGCTGGACAACGTCACCGTCGATGAACTCGCCGACTTGGTCGGCGTCTTCAACGCCCTGCGCGAAGGCGCCAAGCCAAGCGAGTACTTCGAACTGGCCGCCAAGCCCGCCGCCGTCGACGTGGTCGCCACCCAGGTCATGGGCGCCATTCAGCAGGCCGCAGCCGCGCAACCTGCACCACCGGCGCCGGCTGCGCAAGCCCCCGCACCGCGCCGCCGCGCCGCCACGCCGCCGCCGGCCGAGTCATCCGACTCTCGTGGCATTGCGGAATCTCAACCTGCGCCGCAACAGGTGTCCAGCCAGCCTGGCATCCTGCCCTCTGACGACGAGCCAGTCTTCTGACCTACCTCACCCCCCAGCAGCTTTCGGACCGACTAGCGGGACGCATCTCGGTTCGAACTTTGGCCAACTGGCGCTGCATGGGCATCGGACCACGCTTCACGCGGGCAGGAGGCCGGGTGCTTTACCCGGTCGCTGAGATCCTCGCGTGGGAATCGAAACACACGGTGCAGCACACCGGAGGGTATCAACGATGAACGCGAATGCACTGAAGGTCGGCGAATTCATCGCCAACCGCGGCGGCTCAACGACGGTCCAGCAGATCACCGGGCCGCTGGGCATGTCGAACACGACGGCATGGAACGCCGTGCAAGACCTGATCGCCGCCGGACTGGTGGAGAAGGCCAAGCACCGCGCCGGCATGGCGATGGTCTACCAACTGGCGCCAGGCGTCACTGCCGACGACGTGCGCGCAGAGTTCGGCGGCGACAGCACCGGCACCAGCAACGTGCCGTTCGGCGTGCTGGGCGTTCGCGCCGCCAGCGTCTGGCAGTTCGCGTCGGCCGTGGGAGGCGCATGAAGTTCAGCCAGCAACAGGGCGAGGCCGTGAAGCGCGTCATCGACTGGGCGCGCCAGCGCGGCGGCCCGCAGGTGTTCCGGCTGTTCGGCTACGCAGGCGCCGGCAAGACCACGCTGGCGAAGGCCGTCGCAGAGGCCATCCCCGGCACGCTGTTCGCGGCATTCACCGGCAAGGCCAGTCTGGTGCTTTCGCTCAAGGGCTGCCCGGCATCCACGATCCACCGCATGATCTACAAGGTCCGGCAGGACGATGTCACCGGCGCCGCCGAGTACCGTCTGAACCCCGACAGCCCGGCGGCGACAGCGCCGCTGATCTGCGTGGACGAGGTTTCCATGGTCGATGAACTGATCGGCCGCGACCTCCTGAGCTACGGCACCAAGGTGCTGGTGCTGGGTGATCCGGCGCAACTGCCGCCAGTCAACGGCGCGGGCTTCTTCATCGACGCCCAGCCTGACATCATGCTGACCGAGATACACCGCCAGGCGCTCGACAACCCGATCATCCAGATGAGCATGACCGTGCGCACCGGCTGCCGGCTGGTGCCAGGCGAGTACGGCGGCAGCCGCGTCATCCAGCGCGGCGACATCACGCGCGACGAGATGCGCGAACTCGCCATGGGCGCCGACCAGATTCTGGTGGGCCGCAACATCACCCGCACGGCGCTCAACAAGCGCGTGCGACAGATCAAGGGCCGCGAGAACTGGACGCCGGTCGAAGGCGACAAGCTCATCTGCCTGCGCAACAACCACCTGAAGGGGTTGCTCAACGGCGGACTGTGGGAGGCCAGCCGGGTGCACGTCAGCGGCAGCAACGTCAACATGCGCGTCACCAGCCTGGATGACTCCACCATGGCGCCGCTCGACGTCGAGACGCCCGGCCTGTACTTCGAAGACCGACAGGCCGAACTGCACTGGAAGGTGCGCAAGGACTCGGACGAGTTCACCTATGGCTATGCGATCACGGTGCACAAGTCGCAAGGCAGTCAGTGGCCGAGCGTGTTGCTGTTCGATGAATCCAGCGCCTTCCGCGAAGACGCGGCGCGCCATCTCTACACCGGCATTACCCGAGCCGCCGATCGGGTAACTGTGGTGGTCGACTGATGCCCACCGTCAACGTCCTGCAGTGGGCATACGACTACGACACCGACAAGCTCGGACCGGCCTACAGCATCCTGGCCGGCAAGCACGTTCACCGCGCAAGCGAGGAATGGCGCCACGAGTGCCTATGCCTGCACGTGCTGGACGTGCTGCCGGACCGCGACGCGCGCAACGAATTCCTCTACGGGCGCAAGGAGTTGCAGCAGAACGGGACGACGAAGGTTGTCTCGAAGGGCATCGCCGGGTTTCACAGCCAGGCCGAGGCAGACCGGATCCGCGACGACTGCATGCGGATTCACAAGTACAGGCAAGCCAAGCAAAATGAAAATTGAAGAACTCACTGAGCAGTTGATTGCGCAGGGGTGGCACAAGTACACGGACCACCTGTGCAGCGAAATCAACGAAACGCCATTCATCCTGTGCAAGCGCACCAGCCGCACTGACCTGCCGGAGTGCGCGTCAAACGAGAAACCAGTTCAACTGGTGCTGCATCCATCCCGCTTCGAACTCAACGGCGCGCGGCACGAGGGATGGGAGCTGGAGTTGACCGCCTGCGCCGGGCAAGACCGCTGGGTGCAGTTCAAGGAGTACAGCATCAGCAGCGACAAACTGCTGGACATCCTCCCGACCGCAATCGAAGGGCTGGAAGCAGCCTGGAAAGTACGAGCGACACCATGAACCACCCCCACGACCCCCTCATCCGCGCCTGGCTCGACGGACGCGCCGTGCAATACATGGACGGCGACCGCTGGGTCGACATCGAGCCCGCCGCCACCATCGTGAAGTGCCCGCACTTCTACCGCGACTGCGCATACCGACTGAAGCCGCTCACGATCCGCGTGCGCAACGCCGTGATGATCGACGGCGGCAAGGCGTGGGTTGTCGCGTGCAACACGCTGGAGGAGGAGCGCATGACCGCCAGCCACCCCAACTTCGCGCGCTGGGCCGGCGACTGGCAAGACCTGATCGCATGAGCGCCAAGACCGACCGCACCATCGCTAGCCTCAGCGCGGAGGTGCAGGCACTGCGCTTGCGCCTGAGCAACAAGGTCGCGCAGATCGACCTGTTGCTCCAGCAGATTGAGGAAATAAAGACGGCGCTGGCGTATGCGGGGCTTGAAATTCACTACACTACGTCACCGACAACTGAGGACAACAATGGCCGACAGCAATCTTGATTCCATGTTCCTGGCGAATGCCGCGCGGCAACTTCAGGACGCCTGCCACGGCGCCAGCCTCGCAGCCGGCTGGTGGACGCATGCCGCCACCGGTCTGGACCTGCGCCAGGTCATCAACAGCCCCGCAGACAGCCTGCAGAAGCTGCTGGGCGGCGCCTTGGTGGCGCAGAAGCTCTGCCTCACGCACAGCGAGGTCAGCGAAGGCATGGAAGGCCACCGCAAGGGGCTGATGGACGACCACCTCCCGCACCGTCCGATGCTCGAAGTCGAGCTTGCCGACGCCGTCATCCGCATCGCCGACTTGGCCGGCGCCATGAATCTGGACCTGGGCGGCGCCATCGCCGAGAAGCTGGCCTACAACGCCCAGCGCGCGGACCACAAGCCCGAGGCGCGCGCCGCGGCGGGTGGCAAGACCTACTGATCAACCCGGGCCGTCAGGCCCGTCACCACCCACCACCATGTTCAAGTCCGCCTCCATTTTCCGCATCATCAACGCCGCCCGCATCACCGACGCCGCGCTGCAGGCCAACGAGTTCACTCCCTGCGGCCCCACGCAGCCGCACTCAGCCGGCTGGATCCCGCCGCGCCCCGGCAGCGCAGGCCTCGCCAACATGGCCGAGACCGTCGCCGGCCAGACCATCCTTCTCGCGCGCATCGAGACCCGCACCGTCCCGGGACCGGCGCTGAAGAAGGCGCTGGCCGAGACCTGCGCCAAACTGGAGGCCGAGCAAGGCCGCAAGGTCGGCAAGAAGCAGCAGCGCGAGCTGAAGGACCAGATCACCACCGATCTGCTGCCGCGCGCATTCCCCAAGGCGGTGAACGTGCCGGTGTGGATCACGCCGGATGGCCTGGTGGTGATCGGCTCCACGTCGACCAATGCCGTCGACACCGTGATCACCATGCTGGTGTGCCTGCACGAGCAGATCAACGTGGTGCCGGTGCACACCCTGGACGCGCCGACCACCATCATGACCGGCTGGCTGCTGGACGGCGACAGCCTGCCGACCAACATCACCATCGGCCGCGCCTGCGAACTGAAGGCGAACGACGAGAGGAAAAGCACGGTGCGCTACGCCCGCGCGCCGCTCGACACCGACGAGGTGAAGGCCTACCTGCGCCAGGGCATGGCAGCGCAATCGCTGGAACTGACGTGGCGCGGCCGGGTGTCGTTCACGCTGGACCACGCCAAGCGGCTGCGCGGCATCGAGTTTCTGGACGTGGTGTTCGAGGGCCGCCAGGACGAGGGCGCCGAGCAGTTCGATGCCGACGTGGCGATTGCCACGGGTGAACTCGCGCCGCTGATCGCCGACGTGCTGGCGGCGCTGGGTGGCGAGAAGCAGCCAGGCTGACCATGCGCGCACCAGGCCCACAACCCGACGACCCCGCCCTGTGGGTCCATATCGTCGCCATCTCCTGCCCTCGCGGCATGCTGCCTGTCGACAGCAGGGTGCGCTGGGCCT